TAGATACGAACCTCACGGTGAGTGGAGTCGTCAACAAAACATCAATCTCAACCGTTGGAACGACCGTCGTTACCGTGGGTCAGACGATTGCTGTGAAGTCAAACTCTACCGTAGACGGAGACAAGATTCGCGGTCCATACGCCGTGATTACACTCACTAATAGCCTAACCACTCCAGTGGAAGCATACGCATTCAACACGGTGTTCAACCGTTCGATGCTTCACAATGAATTAGTTAACTAATAGGTATCTTTGTATTATGAAGTCCAAGAAATCATACAAGAAGTATATTGGCGGAGGCGCAATCGGAGCTGGTATGCAAGCGGTTGCTGGTCTCGGCCAAGTCGCGTACGGCATCGCAGCCAATAAGAAGGCAAATAAGGAGCTAGAGCGCGTACGTGCATCGGCACCATCACTCGACACTCCGTCTGAATACTTCAAGGCTTACAAGGAGTCATACGACCAGAACATTATGAATCGCCAGATGGAGAACGTGAATCGTGCTCTGTCGGGTGGTACTCAGGCTCTGGGTGCGGCAGGTGGCCGTGCGCTGCTAGGTGGTCTTGGTGCACTAACCGAAGGCGCAGCACAACAACAGCAGTCCTTGGCCGATATGCAACAGCAGCGTCAGACTGCGGCTCTGTCTCAGTTGGCAGGCGCTCAGGAGGCCACTATGGGCCGCAAGGAAGGTCGCTACCAGCAGGAGCTTGGCTTCGCGCAGGCCGCTAAGGAAGCCGCGGTACAGAACATCGCAGGAGGTCTCAGTGCCATCGGAGGAGCTGGACTTTCTCTTGCAGCTAATATGCCTAAGAAGGCAGTTCCTACAGCCGCTAAGGGTGCTAAAGTAGAGAAGACCCCAGGTAAGTTCTCACACAAGGAAAACCCAATCGACATTATGAAGGATGGCGCTAAGATTGGTGAGATGACTGGCGGTGAATACATCTTCAACCCGAAGCAGATGAGCAACATCAAGAAGTTCACCTCCGCTGGAGACAAAGAGAAACTACACGCATACGTGAAGAGTTTAATTAAGAAGTTCGAAAAGTAATGGCTTTAAGCACCACAGTATTTAAGGTTCCCGAGTGGGCGGCACAGGGTGCTGCTATGGAGGCCCAAGCCGCTCAGAAGAGAAAGGAAGAGGCCGAGAAGCGTGAGAAGCTCACGTCTGCTATGGGTATTGACCAAAAGTTTGCTGAAAACCAGTATAAGCTGGTCGGTAAATACAAGGATGCATCACAGGCCGCATACAACGCCTGGAGAGAGTCTGCAATCGAATTTGAGACGAGCGGTTCTCAGGCTGCTAAGGCGAAGATGGATATGGCTCGTAATCAGTTCAACCAAGCGTTTGGAATCGGACTGAGTGCCTCAGCTACCGCAACCGATGAGCTGAACAAGATGAACTCTGCTAAGGGTGTTGGATACATTGATACCCCTGACACCGCCAAGCAGAAGTACAATCAGTTCGCCACTGGCACGATGGAGACCAAAATCGAGAACGGTATCGTTATGGTTAAGGACCCCGACGGCGCTATGGTCCCCCTGTCTCAGTCTGTGTACTTTCAGCAGGAGCAGAACCCATATAACTCGTTTATGCTGGATAAGGTTGACCCGAACATCAAGTTCGTCGACCCAGTGGCCGTAGCTCAGCAGGACGCTAAGAACATCTACAACCTAAGCGGTGTAAGAATCGACAACGGTCGTGGTGTTACGTACAACGCTAATGCTGCCGCAGAGAAGGGATTGGCTCAGCTTAAGATGCGTTACGATTCAGACCCAGAGGTCAAGCGTATGATTGCAACTCGCTGGTACGCTCAATCCAATGGACTTGACAAGAACCGCTTGGGATTTGCTGACTCAGCACAGGTGGACAACCTTATGAACACCGACCCTGCGTTTATGGAAGCAGCGCTTCAGGACTTCGAGAAGCAGTACGCTGACGCTATTAAGTCGCAGAAACCAGCCGCACAGGTTGCCGCACCCACGACTGGAGGAAGCAAGCCTACGCAGACTGAACTTGACGCTGCTGGTGTTCTACAGACCGCTAGTGTTGGAGTACAGAATCAGCGCGGCTCAGGCAAGAAAGTTTACGGTTCTTCGTTCTCGTTCGCCAACAAGCCAGTTAAGCTTACGGACGCTAGCGACCTGTTCATAACCGACGTTGTGATGGATTCGGCTGGTAACATCATCAACTATAAGCTATACAAAACTTCTAGTGGAGGTCTTGACAATACTCCTGGAGGAGACTGGTCAAACGCAAAGAAGGAAGAAGTTGTAGGCGGACTAATAACCAAGTCACAGATGGCTGGACTTAAGTCTGAGCTTATCTCTAGGGGTCTGTACGACAATATGAGAACTATCTCTGCGTCTGCGAAGCCAAACTACGGAGGTCTTCAGTCCGCTCTAGGCCAGTAATAGTTTAGTATATTTGCATATCGCAGATATACTATGCTATGAACGAAGAACTTAAGGCAATCCTAGAGAAGGCGTACGCCAGCGGAAAGTCATTAGACCAGATATCTAAGGCTATGAAGGACAACGGCTTCTCTAACGAGGACGTTGCGTTCGCATCGAGCTTTTACGACAGTAAAAAAAAAAGACCGACCGATGGGGAATCACGCTCCACTTCGGCTCAGGAGCCTACTTCTTCGGAGTCTGCAAAAACTAATCAGCTTGGTCAGACCGTAACCTGGGGACCTACTGGGTTCCGTCAAGGTGCTGGGGCTGGATTCCAAGGAGCTCAGGACCCTACTGAAGAAACCAAGAACGTCCGCAGAGACTGGATGAATCAACAGCGTGAGGAAGTTAGCGCTGAGTTAGCATCTAAGTTATCTGGAGTGAAGACTGCCGAAGACGTAGAGAAGCTACGTCCAGAGATTGAGAAGACATACGTTAAGTACAAGGAGTTTGACCTAGATAATCAAGCTCCTGATTCATTCTTCAATCAGGATGGTTCAGTAAACACTGCCGCCGCAACTGCCCTTGACTCAGACATAAAGTCTAGCATTCAGCGTTTTGCAGATGAACAGAAGAAAATAGCCGAGAATAGTGACGCTTTAACTAGAGGCGTTAACTCACTATATTCTGGCGTAACTGGATTCATCGATATGGCAGCTAAGTTGCCATACTATTTAGTTGGAGCCGACGCAGACAAGGCATTAGGAGGTAACATATTTGAGACGCAGAGTAGAGAGGCAGCAAAGAAGGTAGCCATAGAAAACTTCGCTGAGAAGTTCAATATGGGATACACTAAGGAGCAGATTGAGAAGGGGCCACTGAACGCAGCACTTAATGGAGACTTCAATATGCTTATGGTTGATATGGCCGACCAAGCAACCAATCTAGCGGTTGGGGCTATGGGGGGTGGAGCTGGTCTTGTTGCTCTCGGAGCTACTGCCGCTGGTAGTGCATTCAATGAAGTGTCTCAGGATGATAGATACACCGACATAGAAAAAGTTCTTTACGCTACAGGCGTAGGTCTTGCGGAGTATGCCACTGAAAAGATTTTCGCTTCTGACTTAAAGGCTGTACGTGCAATCTTTGGAAGCGCAGAGGATGTGGCTAGTATGTCTAAGAAGGATTTCGGTGATATGCTGTTCAGCAAGTTCCCTGCGTTAGCCCGCCAACCGCTTGAGGAAGGTATGGAAGAAGCTATTGTGGCAACTACTCAGGAAGTTCTACAGAAAGTATTAGCTGGAGATAAAGTTGACTATATGAACATCGCAGAGTCTGCGTTCGTAGGCTCCGCAATGGGTGGGGGAGTTGGCGCGATGCGTACTGCAATCAATGGTCCTTCTGCCCTATTGCAGACTCCAATCTTCAAGGACAGAATTGAAATCCGAAATAAGATTTCTGAAATCAACGACCTACTAAGTGACCCATCAGTTTCAGACACGGAGAAGGAATTACTGAAGACTCGTCTGAACGATTACGTAGCTAAAGAAAAGAAGATTCAGAAGGACGCTGAGGCTCACTATTCGAGTTACTCAGAGGAGGACTTAAAACAAACCGTTAAGCTCAATCAGACCATATCTAATGGTATGAAGGAGTACAACACGTTAACCAGCACGGAAGCAAAGGCGCAGCTTGTTACCGACATCAAGAGTGCGTTCGCTGAGAAAGCTAAAATCGAACAGAAGTATGATAGCCAAGCGCAACAACAAGTACCAGGTACTGTCGTCGAAGGGCAAGCCGTTGAGCAAGCCCAACCTGTCGAAGGAGCAGGCACTCAAGAGACTCAGACAGGTGGAGTTCTTCAAACACCTCAAGAAGTAACAGCCACCGTAGAGAGGGACTTAGGTCCCAAGGTTAGAAGCGTTAAAATCAACGCGGACACCGTCAACAAATCAGTTGACTTTTTGACCGATTACGTCAACTCAAAGGCTGACGATTTCTTTGCGCTGACTGGCACCACTAAGCAGGATGCAATCAACGGAATCGAGTCAATCAAGAATGTAGTTGATTCGTTCTCTAAGACCAACAAAAACGTGCGCCTTGTGGCTCACAACAGCGCTGAGTCGTTCAAGTCTGCCACTGGCGAGGATAACGTGTCTAGAGGTATGCACATCCAACGCGATGGCGATGCTAATGAGATTCACATCTTCGTTCCAGCGGTTGCTTCTAACACGGTATATCACGAGGCAATCCACGAGGTAGCACCAGAGATTCTCGGCATCAAGGGAACTAAGAAGCTTGCTAGCGCACTACGCGATGCCATCGTACAGGACAAGGCCCTGACTCAGTATATGGGTGACTTCATCAGCAAGTATTCTGGAGCTAGCGCCGCAGAGCTTGACGATGAGTTCACCACTGAGCTCGCATCACTAATCGCATCGAATCAGATTGAGGTTAGCGTGAAGCGTTCACTCGCGACTAAGTTCCTCGAGACGTTGAATAAGGCCCTAGGTACCAAGTTTAGCGTACAACCCACGTCAGCACAACTGATTGACGCTATGAACTCCATCGCTAACGCACTTGGGGCTGGTGAAGCCATCAGTACGGAGGATATGGAGACTGGCGACGTAGTCGCTAGAGGTGTGTACAAGGGAGGCCCAACCAAGCGCAAGCAGTCGTTTATGGATGCCGATATCTCATTCGAAGGTATTGAACTACCGAAGAACGTAGAGGTAGTATCTAATCCTACCAAGACGAGTATGGACGATGCGCTCGAGCGTTCTGGTAATGGATTCGTTCTCATTAACTCAGACGGAACGGCCCTGAGACATACTGAGGAAGGATTGGATGTTTACGGTGGATTCGGGTACTCGTTCATCAAGCAGAACGTAGAGGATAAGATTGGATTCGCGGCATCATCAGACAACAAAGTATCTGAGCTCGGAGACCTTCTCGCTAGGGTAGCAGAAGAGCGTGATACTATGAACCCAGAGCACAAGGGTAAGCCAGTGGCTGTATTCGTTATGATTCAGAGCCCAGGCGCTGCGTTCGGAAACTCATACGGCGCTAAATACCTTGCTGACTCTATCTCCGCAACAATCAATTCTGGTGTAATCACACAGGATGAGTTTAAGACATCATTTAACGAGTTCATCCAGAAGGAGGTAGACAGAATCAACAACCTTACGGCTAAGTCTGAAGGCACTGAAGGATACGAGAATAAGAAGCGTGATAACGACAAACAAGTAGACAAGATAAAGTCAATCGGTGATGCTGTGATGAACAATGACTTCACCACTAAGGAGGGTCACGATGCGTTGCAGAATCTAGTCGCGTCTAACGATAAGATTGACTTCAAGACTCGCAGGTCATTCCTCGAGTCATTCTTCCCTGGCGTAAAGAAGGTCACTGGTGCAGGTGCGGCAGCTAGAAACGCAATGTTCGAGGCTGGTAGAACCACCGTAGCATTCTTCAATGAGTACGTAGATAAGAACATCGTAGACAACCTGTCATCTAAGGGGAAATATGGTGATGGTGGATACGCAATCAGTGGGTTTTTCGTGAACGACCCGTATATGGGCGGTAAAGAGTACAGCAAATTAGGTAAGGCTGGAACATTCAAGCACCCACAGTTCAATAGTAAGTTCCACGGTGAGGACCCGTTCCTTCTGGATGGAAAGTACTACGTTAACGAAATCTTTGAGCCTCAGCAGTTTATGTCTGCCGCAGGTAAGCCTACCAGTGTAGCAACATCAGTGGCTGGCTCTATGTACGTAAGCTCAGCTAAGTCTAAGAAGAGCAAAAGAACCGCAGAGGAGCAGGCTCAGGCAATCGCTCAAATCAGAAAGAATGCTAAGGAGGCTCCACTAAAGGCAGCGAAGGAAGGCGAGAACACAGCCGCACTCAAGAAGCGCTATCAGCGAGTACAGAAGTCAGACCTTAACTCATACAACGCATTCACCTCAATCTATGAGTCGCTGAGCAACGAGCCTAAGTCTAATATGCGCTTCAACCTCGAATACACCGACGTTGTAACCAATGACTCCGACGTGAGCTCTGGACGCTACATCAAGTTCAAGGGAGCGAATGCCAACACGAGAGACATCAGAACCTTCGAGATTCGCTTCGCTGACCACACTAAGGTGAAGGGTAGCGAGGACGCTAAACTGTTCACCGACGACGGATACAGAATTGACAGAGTAAGCAAGGTGCACTACCTAAACGCTTGGAGTCCATCTACGTACGTAAAGGCAGTTGAGGTCCTTAGAGCGTTTGGATTCACCATCAGCAACGAAGCTCTGAAGAAAGGAACAAGCCGACTACAAGCTGGAGGCTCAGCTTACGATTACCTTAAGAGTGTATCTGAATTACAGAACGGACGTTTCGTTCCGAAAATCTCTGAGGAAGAGTTCGTAGATATTATGGGTCAGCTCGGATATTCCGACTATTCATCAAGAGAGGTCTACAATGACTTCCTTGACGGTGGTATGGGAGCCAAGAAGGGCAAGCCAAACATCGACAATGTATACAAGCAGTTTGAGGATAGAGTATACGCCGAGCCCTGGTACCGTGAGGTGTTCAAGCTCAAGAATATCATCAACAAACTGTTCGACAGACAATCAAACATTAAGAAGGCAATCCTTGACGCTAGAATTGAAGGAGCTTACGACTTCTTAGTGAACAAGGCTGGTGCCAGCGCGAGAGCTAAGTACTCAGTAAACAAGGCGGACAGAAAGATATTCGGCGGACTGAATTCTGAGACTATCAAAGACCTCAACAAGATTATCTTCCTGCGTCGTGTAATTGAGATTGACCAATCGTTTGACGACAGAAGGGCTGTAATCACCGAGCAGTTGGCTGAGGCTAAGCGTGATATGGATTACGCGGCGTACAGGTTATCATCATTGGCCAGCAACGTAAGCGTAGACAAGAAGGAAAAAGCGAAGAAGGAGCTTGAGACGGCAACTGCCGAGTTCAACCGCTTGCAATCAATGCTCGACGAAACCGTTAGACCTAAGCACACCGCTGACAAGAAGAACAATGCGATGTTCGACAAGGAGAGCGCAATCGAAGAGCTTCAGCGTATGTCTAAGGAAGTAAACGATTTCGAAGGACTTAACAAGCGTGCTGACGCATACTTCGCTGAATTCAAGAGCATCCTGAACGACATCTACAAGAACGGTCTAATCACTAAGGAGCTGTACGACAAGATTAAAGACTTCGATTACTCACCTCGTGTATTCCTCAATCACGCGTTTGACTTCGGAGATAACGACGTAGCCGTCAGAGATTACGGTCTCAGTGGCGACCAGATTAAGGCAATCAGAGAGGGTAGTGCTGACGATACGATTATGGACTCTAGATTCTTGCTGGCCGCGTATGCTGCTTCGGCATCGTCTAGAATTATGAAAAACCGTGCTAATAAGGCTTTATTCAAGGCATCACTAGACGCTGATAATAAGGAGTGGATAAAGCCACAGAACCCAGACGGTAGCCCATCGGTTGGGTTTGAGACTGTATATTTCTACGAGAACGGTGAGCAGGTTAAGTTCCAGCTACGCACCGACCTAAAACGTGAGTTAGACGGAGCGAATAGGCTGTTCGACTTGGGTCCCGTAGGCAACAAGTGGGTGAGTTACTTGTCTGGTTCTGCATTGTTGAAACTGCTTGCAACCAGAGCGAACCCGTTGTTCGTCGTAAGGAACTTCCCTCGTGACTTCGGTCACATCCTATTCTTCACTGACATCTACGACAATCAGAATATCTACCTCGCGTCATACAATCTGATGAGAGACTTCTTTAAGGGTAGACGCTCGTTCAAGAAGGACGACCAGGACTTCCAGGATTACATCGAGATGGGTGGAGGTATGGACTTCCTATCAACCGACGGAAGACCAGGCTCACTTAAGGCGGACAAGGGTAGAATTGACAAGTTCGTAGATAAAATGTCTAGCATCGGTGAGGTATCCGAGGTGGCGTTCCGAGTTGCGGTATACAAGCGCACTAAGGACGACGCTGTAGCCGAGTACGAGAAGAAGTACGGTGAGAAGCCTACAGGTGAAGACTTAGACCTAATCAAGGCTAAGGCGGTAGCTAAGGCTCGCTCAATCATCGACTTCGCACAGGGCGGTAACCTAACCAAGGGCCTTGAGGTTATTAAGCCGTACATCAATTCAGCATTCCAAGGCTTCAGAGTGTCTGCGGCTTACATCAAGAACAACCCGAAGAAGTTCGCTAGCAAGTTCCTTCAGGCGCAGGCTGGTATGCTTGCCTTGGCTATGGCTAACGCACTCATCGGTGGTGACGACTATGAGGATATCCCAGACGAGGTTAAGCTCAAATACTTCATCATCTTCACTGGTCTGACATACTTAGACGAGAAAGGTGTCGAGCGTAGGGCTTACATCAGAATCGCCAAGCCTCAGCAGATGGTGCCGTTCTTTGCGCTGATGGATATTGCAAACGGTTATGCACTGTCTTCAATTCTAGGCAAGGAATACCGTCCGTCTGATGACTTGATTGAGTACGCAACGAAGGGTGTGGCTAACGCGTTGCCTACTGGAGCGTCGCTGTCGGAGATTACCTCATCGATTCCATTCCTGAGTATGTCTATGACGTACCTCACGAACTATGACCTATTCAGAGACCGTGCGGTTACGATGGACTTCAACGAGGTTCTACCGATGGATGAGGGTATCAATGACCCCAACGTAGAACGATTCTACAAGGTAATCGGTAAGGTGTTCGGTGAGACTCAGGAACTAGTTACGGGCGAAAAGAGCGGTCTGTCTCCAGCACGTATGAAGGCTTCAGTTGAGAAGGTAATCACAAGCCCTAACTCGTCACTCGTTGTGGGTGCGGCGTATGGACTGCTTGACATTATCACATCGGTTGTACCGCTCGACAATGAGCTATCGTCGCAAGAGAGAAAGTCTTCAACCGAGAAGATTGTTGGTGCACTATCTAAGAGCGGAATTACGGTAAGTAAGGCCGTATGGGGAGAGACTAATCCTGACTGGAAGATTTACAACCAGAAGGAGGAGCTTATGAAGATAGACCAAGAGTCTGGTAGCAAGCGTATGAAAATTAGCGACGCTGCTAAGGAGCTCGGACGTGAATACTTCAAGGCTAAGACCGAGGAGGAAAAACAAGCCATTATTGACGAAGCCAAGAAGAAAGCATCTGAGATAGCGGAGGAGAACAAGGTAGACGGTATGTACTTCAAGGATTCGTTCCTAACGGCTGCCAAGAAGCGTTCAGCTACTCAGAACACCAACGAAATCATCTACTCTACCGATGAGGAGTCTCGCGCTAAGAAGGTGTACCTGCTGTACGGAGATATGACCGATGAGGAACTACTCGAGGTTAGAAAGCAGATTTACAACGAGTCTGGATACAAACTGAGCGCTAAGTTCAAGTACGAGTACGACAGATTACGCAAAGAAAAAATGAAGTAAATTTGCTTATGTTCAACAAGTTATGTTTGATTTGTCTATCAGTCCTCTTGCTCAGTGGATGCTCAGCAGAATGGCACTTAAAGAAGGCCATCCAGAAGGACCCCTCGATGTTGAAGCCCACGGTTGTTACGATATGGGATACGATTGTGACTCCGCCGATTTATGTGGTTGATACCGTAGGCATCCCAGCCGAGGGTGACTCTTCAGTGATTGACAACGACACCGTACAAGTGGTCATCACTAAGTTTCAAGACAAACTCATCGTAAAGACTAAGGTCAAGGAGGTTCCGTACCCAGTGTCTGTGCAGGCCGAGTGCCCGCCTCAGGTTGTACAACCCGAAGGTAAAGGCTCCAAGATTAAGGACTTCCTGTTGATTTTCTTGTCGCTATCCCTAGCGATTATGATGTTCATCTATAGATTCGGTAAGTAACTATGGCCAAGCTAAAAGCTCAGACGGCTGCGGTATTCCAAGCCAAGCCCAAAAAGAAGCGTCCAGGAGTGCACGCTAAGAATAAAAACTCAGTGCTCAAATCCTCTAAGTTATACAGGAAGCCGAGCCGTGGGCAGGGCTAATAGGAAGCACGAAGAGCCCCTATATGAGGGGCCAGTCCGTTATTGTTCCGTTAAACCTGTAGAGTGTCGCTCTAACTGCTCAGGAACCTGTAATGAAGCTAACCACCCGCTCCCAAAAGGTCGGTGAGTTTACTTCTTCCTCGAACTCCTGCTTCTTCTTCTTGCGCCATTCTCTAGAGAACTCGGCGTAGCAGAACTTGCACGTTGAGTGACGTATTCCTTCCTCTTTATTCTTCCAAGCGAAGAACTCGTTGCGGTGTTCCTGCTTACATTTATTGCACTTCTTCATAGTATCACAAAGATACGAAACGTAGTCCAATAAATAGTACCCCCAACAGGAATCGAACCTGTAACCTACGCATTAGAAGTGCGTTGCTCTATCCAGTTGAGCTATGGGGGCATACTCGTCTTTCCGAGTGGTCAGTCTTTGATATCCTTATTGCCGAATGGGTCAACTAGCCTTAGTTTGTAAGCAATTTGCCCAATTAAGGGAGGATACCCTTCACTCCCGAAGACATCCGAGAGGCTATGAAACACAAACCAGGCACTATTTTTCGTCTTCGAACTCTGGGTAATGCTCGCCAGTGTTGCCGTTCTGACCGATGATATCCATCCGTCGGTTCAGCTCCTCCTCTTCGCTCTCCCAGTCGAAGTCTCTATCGTAATTACTGCACGGACTAGCCATCGCAACTGACACAGTCAGGATTCATAGCTTTCACTGCAATATCTCCACGGAGCACGGACTCAGTACGCATATAGTATAGCGTCTTGATTCCCTGATTCCAAGCCTCCATATGGACTTGGTTAATCCACTTCGGTGTGGCCTCCATCGGGAACGCCAGGTTCAAAGAAACCGATTGGTCAATGTACTGCTGACGGATGCCCGCTTGGTTCACTAGGTCCAACTGATTGATTTCCTTGAAGGTCTTGTACACATCCTTCACCGATACTGGGTCAACCATCGGGTCGAGTTCGTCCTTACTTACGAGCTTGCCCTTCTGGTAGTACCAATCGTCAAGTGCGTTGATGTTCTGCACCGAACCACCGTCCGCGAGTATCTGGTCCCAAGTCTCCTTGTTGTTGATACCAATTCGACGGAGTACCTTCTCAAGCGTAGGATTCTTTCTGATGAACGTACCCTTAGCCGACTGCTCCGTGAACACGTTGGCCGCCCAAGGCTCGATACCAGCGCTTACGTTGCCGCTCAGCTTTGAGTTAGATACGGTCGGTGCGATAGCTCGCAGGTGAGTGTTACGCACTCCGAATCCACGACACCATAGTGGCTCACCGAACATCTTAGCCATATCACGGCTGGCACGTTCTGATTCCATCTTGATGTGTGAGAAGATGCGACGCGTCTCAATCTGCGCCTGCAAGCCCTCGAATGGGATTCCACGTTGCTGCAAGTAGGTGTGCCATCCAAGTACGCCCAGGCCAAGTGCCCGTCCCTTTTCAGCGGAGCGAACCGAATTTTCGAAGCCCTTCATATTCTTGGCTTTCTGGATGAACTCCTCAAGCACGCCGTCTAGAAACAACGTGGAGTAGTATACAACGTCTGTGTCCTTCCACTCGTCGAACTTGGCGAGGTTGAGTGATGATAGACAGCAAACGAAACTGTGTGACTCGTCAGTGTACAGCGTAATCTCAGAGCAGATGTTGGTCATAAAGACCTTCAAACCGTTGTGCTTGTACATCTCTGGGTTCTGCTTGTTCACGTTACCGCGGAACATAATGTACGGCTCACCTGTAGCCTTACGCTTCTGTAGGACCTTAGCCCAACGCTTGCGAGCCTCGTCGTCACCGTCCTGTAGTTTACGCATAAACTTGTCCGATACGATTACGCACTGGTGCAGATTCAGACACTGGCGGTTCACGTCGCCCTTGGGCTCACGGATTTCAATCCACTCCCAGAAGTCATCGTGCTCGATGCTCAGGTTCACCGATGCCGCACCACGGCGCACGTTGCCCTGTGACGTGGCGAGAATCGTTGAGTCATAGATTTTGCAGAATGGAACCACACCGTCGGTCGTACCGTTGCTGTTGGAGATTGGTGAGCCAGCGGGACGGAGCATATTGACTCCGATGCCGACACCGCCTCCGTGCTTAGCCAGCAACATAGTCTCGAGATTCTTCATTCCGATGTCGTGGATGCTGTCACCAACGTCCACACCGAAACAAGAGATAGGCAGTCCACGGTCTGTTCCCATATTAGCCAATACGGGCGTGGCCAGACCGAGCCAGTTGTTCCAGATGTACTCATAGAACTTGGGTGCGAGTTCGGGCTTATTCAAGCGGTTGGCCGCTGCCCTTGCAACTCTGAGGTATGCGTCGCGAGGTTTCTCGTCGTTGATTAGATAACCACGAGAGATTGTCTTGACGTACTCCTCCGTATTGCCCCACTCGGGGAAGTCTACTCCGACCTCCCATCCTAGGTGCTCTGCGAAATTCTTAGACATTTTCGATTTGAGATTTGATGTTAGACTTGACGCGATTATACCGCTTGCGGAATCCAGCGTTGGTTTCAATCTGATTCTGGATAACCTTAGACGTTGTGGATATAGTCGAATGGTCTCTATTGACCAGCATACCGATATCCTCAAGCGTCATAGACGAGTGTTCACGCATAAGCTGGGTAAACACCTGGCGTGCTTCACGGATGTTTGCCATACGAGTTGAGCTGTTCATTTGGGCGGCGGTTACACCGTACTCTCCCTTGACCTCGCGAAATACGATGGCCGCAATAATGTTGTTGTTCATAGAATTAGTTTTTACCAGATATCTTCAAAGTCTTCACCTTCGTTGGCTTTCGAATAGTCCGTGGGTCGGATAGCGAAGAAGTCAGTGTGCGTGTGTCCACCCGTGAGATGGTAGAACCAGTCAAGCTCAGCGGCCTTCTTGTTATCGAACTCAAAGATACTTTCGTACCCCAACTCCTGCAACTTTTCGTTTGCTCTTTTCTTGATGAACTCCTTAAGGTCGTCCGCCTTTAGGTTCTCAAGGTCGCCCATCTCGAACATCTTATCGATGAACTTAGCCTCCATCTCAACCGCTACACGTGCGGCCTCCTCGACCTGCTTACGCACCTGTTGGCGGATGGTTGGGAACTCCTCACATAGGTGATTGAATAGGGCGCAACCCATCTTAGAGTGCAACGATTCGTCACGTACGCTCCACTTCATCTGCTGACCGATACCCTTCAGCAGGTTACGCATCTGGAATGAGTAGAGCACAGCGAACGACGAGTACAGGGACACACCCTCTGCGAACGCGGAGAACACAGCGATTGAGCGAGCCACGTCCTCACGGCATTTCGGGCATACCGCCAGCATATTGTGGTCGTATCCAGCCTTGGTGTTGACTAGATTCTCAAAGCGAGCTGCAGTTGACGGCTCGTGAAGGAACGCCTCGAAGTCCTCAAGACCGAGTGTTTCGTTCAGGTAGCTGTATGCTGCGGCGTGGATTGTCTCCTGTGAGCCGAACATCATAGCCATCTGCTTAATCTCGTGCTTGGGAAACCATCTTGTTACCATCGTCGTCCAGTAGTCGCCAACGGCCGTCTCCGTCTGCGCGAAGCCTAGTAGGATATTGCCCACGAGATTGCGTTCACTATCACTAAGATTCTCGCGGAAGTCCTTCACGTCGTTCTGCATTGATATCTCCGTATGGAGCCAGAAAGCTTGAGCCTGCTTGAGCCAGCCCTCGGTGTAATATATTGGATATTCGAATGGTTTGTAGGGGATGCGTTCTTCAAATAGCATAGCCTCTGGTTTTTACGTTAGACAAAAAAGGGCCACACGAAGTGACCCAAAAGGAGTGCGAATATATATATCTATATCCTAATCAAGCAAGTCAGAAATGTCCACTCCAAGTGACAAATCGTAGTAGCCGACATCCTTCGATACAAAGTTCTTGTTTCGGAATTCAGTCGTCTTGGGCATACCTTTCTTAGACCAGGATGGCTCTGGTATCTCGTCGAGTCTGAATGCCCATACCCCCTCAGGAGTCGAGTTTATGTATACTGGCCTATAGCCGAATACCTTAGCTCGCTCCATAAGTGCCTCGTACTTAATCTTCTCTATGACTAGGTTGTCGTAGTGAGTGTACCTACACTTCAGCTCTATGTCCATCTGATGCTTCTCTGAGTAGCAGTCATACTTAGACATAGCGAATTCGCTCTCCTTAAGGTCTGGAATAATCCGTTCCTTAAGCGCATTGAAGAGCTCCTTCTCTCCTTTAAATGTTCGTCTCATTGAATTCCTTGCAGGATGCCTTAATTCCGTCTAACTCTGCCTTCACCTTTAGTGTGAAGTTGGAGCAAAGATGGCGAACTAAGTCTTCTTTCTCGATTGCATTACCCGCATAATCGTGCAACGCTTCGTAAAGAATTGTTGTCTCCTGTTGGATACGATAGGTCGTAGAGAAATAGAACTGCGACAGTGTCTTATTGTCCATTTGAAATAATACTTATAGCCTCGTCTACTTGGCGCTGATTCTTAACTAGGAACACCTTGTAGTCGGACATATTGTTATCAGTCAACCATTTCAAGAACAGCTTCCATCGTATATGGAATGTATGCTGTGACGGTACGAAGCCCTTAGTTTCGATATAGAACTTACTGCTGTGAGAGATAAAGTCTGGCGTGTAGGTGATGGGGAGTTGCTTCCTCATACCTACGTGAACTAGTTCCTTCTTCTTAAGCATAGACTTATAGTACTGTCTAACAGGGGCGAAGGAGGGAAGAAGCGTTATTGACTCACCCTCGTATTCAAATTGAATTCCTTTAGATTTGAGTGAGGTATAGCAATATGACTCGAGTGTTGACGCGAACGTGATTCCGTCAATAGTCTTCTTCTTACTCCTAACTGCGCCTGTTTTCTTTCGTGGCATTCTCAAATGTACATCTAGAATGCGTCGTCTAGTGTAGGTAGTTGAATAATCGTAGTCTGGACTGGTTCTAAAGACAATGGTTCAAACATCTTCTGAGCGCTTGACGCTAAGTAGAACGTAGAGCCGTTACCGCTCATCTCAAAGAGAATCGGTTCGTCTATAGATGTGGGAGTACCACCAGTCTCAGTCTCACGAATCTTACGAACGTGAAACTCAACCGTTCGACGTCTGTCGTGTTCAGGGTGCTGAATCTTCCTGTGAAAAGTAAGGAAGTCATCGGCCCTGTTTACGAACTTACCGCCACCCTCGGTCTGCTCAGCGAACGGTGCGATGGGTAATCCATCGTCTCCCTTCATACGCTGTGCCTCCGTGACTGCGTGTGTGTTCAGCCATACCGCTATGTTCTTAGCGTTGGAGAACGTGAGCATCTCGCTCGTGGCCTCATAGTCATACTCGTGAGGTCCGAGGTTAATGTTCGTACCGAGGTCCCTACGCAGTGAGTTGTATGGGTCAATAAACAATCCATCAAGCGGTTGGTTCTTCATCAGCTTCTCAGCGAAGATTAGGATATCAGAGAACGAATACACGGACTTGTTGTCGATGAAGGTGAAGTGTTCGTTCACCCACTCGAACGCACGCTTACGTTCCTGATAGCTCATATCCCTGATTGGCCTTCCCATAGCGAACGTCATAAGCTTCATCTTCTGTGATGCCGTCTTATTCTCGCTCGTATACATAAGCCACTTCCATCCGTGACGCATTGCCGATGCTACCTGTAGGTACATAGCGAACGTCGTCTTACCGATGTTGGAGTGTCCGTTGATGATGGTGAAGTTCCGCTTGAATCTGAAGTGCTCGTCGAGCCTACTGACTCCAGTATCTAGACCCATCTGAATCCTACCCTCTGCGAAGTCAGTAATCCACCTGAAGTCCTCGTCGTCGGATGAGATGAAGGACATATCGCCGTCGTTGATTCGCATCTCACGCTCGACCTTATTACGCTCCTCCATCATCTGCTTGATGGGCATAAGTTTACCCATCTCGATTCCGTCCTCGATAGCCTTCTTAGCGTTGTCTACTGAGTCGATGTCTCGACGCTCAATCTCACGAAGCAGGATTCGTTTTACCTCGTCCTCCTCCATCATACCAGCGGCGATGTATCCACCACACAGCCTAGCGGCTCGCACTAGCTTGGCGTGCTTCTCTCCGTCCTCAGCCTTACGAATCATCCGAGCTGCGATGTTCAACTGCTCGTAATCCGTAAACTTAGCCTTGGATGTCTTGACCACCTGATTCTCTGCGAACTCGGTTATCATATTGCCGAACACCTTAGCGTTCGGGTTGAAGATTAGCTCTGGGTCGTATGAGTCGAACGAAGCACGAGACTCGTTGACGCTAGTGCCGTCGATGATAATCCCGTACTTGTTCTCGTAATACTTAGCGAACGCGCGATAGTGGTCGCGGTGACGCTCAGGGTTGCTGATTTGAATTACAACCTTAACACCACGGCCGCTAGGCGACGTGTAGCATATGGTTGTGAACTCATCGAAGGTTAGGACCTTCTTGGTCTCCTCGGGGTCTACATCATCTATGTCGATGACTACAAGACCTGAGTGCTCGACCAGTGAGCCGTCGTTCCGCTCAGAAAAAACCCCAGACCACAAAGTGACTGGGAGTCTTTTCTTGTTGGCGGCTACGTCCTCACCGTTCCTAATCTTCGATACCAGGCCAAGTGTATCCTCCTTGGGCGATGTTATCAGTTGGATTGCTTGTCCAACTGCTATATGTAGTGGTTCCTCGGGCCTCAGAATACTCTTGAACCTTGTGACTTTCCTCTGTAAAATGTCCTGCTGCATCTTTTAGCGCGATGTTTAATAGAATTAAATAGCCGATAAGGTCATCAATGGTATCCACTGTGTCTACATTGAGCCCTCTGTTCTTAATACGCATCAGCTTATCGTCGATTCGGGAGCAGAGGTTATCTACCGCTGAGCCCTTGGCGAATACGTTAGCTGGCTTGAGTGCGCTGTCACCGTATGAAGCGTTCTTCCTTAGTAGGAGTTCCTTCACGCGGTCTGCTTCCTGTGTTATCTTATCTCTAGAATTCATCGTAGTATTTGTTGTTATCGTATTCTTCACCTACCATATATACCCAGGCTTCTGTGTCGCTGTTGAACACTGACTCCTCAGGCGTTACGGTAATCTTCTCGCGCTTGTAGTAGATGGGGTGTCCCTCCAATCGGTCGAGTGCGGCTAGCGTGGTGTCATCAACGTAGTACAACTCAAGTAGGACGTGCTTGCCGTTCTCTGAGGAGCCCTTGATTACGTAGGGGAGTGAAATCACACACATACGCATCGGCTCCTTAGTGCGAGCGGTTCCCATATAGATTGAGTCGCGCAGGTAGATGTTGTTACCGCGCCCCATCTTCAGTGTGCCGTACACAGCGACGAGGTGGCGCTTCTCTTGCTTGTCGACGACTTGCTGGCTATCGCCTGGGTCGTCCCAGTATAGAAACTCATTCATAGGATAATTCAATTTTGATGTGTTCGACGAATTGGTTTAGTCTGTCGATGAACTTGGGTGTGACGATGGCGTTCCTGTTTATCACATTCGTAACCAACGTACGGCTCAGTCTGAGGTTCTTGGCGATTGCCGTCTGGCTCACGCCGATGTTCTCGGTGAGCACCCTAAGCATCTCAAGGGCTTCGTCTTCGTTATTTATTTGAGGCATAACCTACAATCTTTTTTTCTAAAACTTTAGTGATTACAAATGACTTGTCTCCCTTATAGTTTGAACCGAACAACCGCTCGCGTAAACTGTCTGCGGTCTTGCTGTCGTACATCATAATGCCTGCTGGTGTGTCGTGTTTGGATACCGCCCACTCCTTCCTAGAATGATTGAGCTTCCCCTTCTTGAACGAGACCTCTATTTCTAGAAAATAAATCGGATGCATTAGTGAACTCCATTTCGGTTTTACGCTTGATAATAGTAGCCAGTCTACTGGCGGCAATGAACCACTTGTCGTGCATAGCACCGAGCAGTTCGTTTGAGTCCACCAGCACTACGTTGTTGCCCTTCTTCTCGGGGATTACAATGACGCAGAACTTGAAGTGTTCCGTGTTGGGCATAGTGTCAAGCTCGATGTCCTGACCTGATACCTTACCGAACACTATCTGTGTTGACATACTACCAGTCCTCGATGTGTGTGTGAAGAAGCGGGGCTGAGCGTTTAACAGCTCAAGACCCCACTCAAAACACAGCAACGCTGCGATTGCTCTCTCCATTAGAACGGCAAATCGTCTGCGCTAGGCATCGGCGCTTTGCTGGCCGCGGCGTTAGCCTTACGAGCGGCTGTCTCTTGTGGAGACTCGATTACGCTGTATGGCTTCTTCGGGTCACGACCCTGCTTGATTAGAATCTTAACCTTACCAGACTCCTCGTTGATGTAACGAGCGGCCTCAGCTAGTTCAGCAGCGGTCAGGTAAAGAGTGTATCCATTGAATTCTCCTTTGTACTCATTGTACCAGGTACTACCGAAGTAGTTGGGTTTTGCTTTGTCTTGCATCGCAGTATTGAATTAAAGTTCTCCGTAAATCACATATTGATTGAGGTCCTCGCCGTTGATGAAGAAACGAATGTAATCATTCGCTGCGCTCTCCACCAACCGCTTGCCTCTGTTAAAGAAGTCCTCCGACACGGAGAAAACGCCGATGTCCTTCTTTATCTTATCCACCACGATGAACTTGAAGTTCTCGTATGGCACGTCAAACAACGTACAGTAGATGTACGCCTGGGCTGCATATCCATATTTCTTAGCACTGAAGTAAAAGTCATCGATGTTCGATGTCGTCTTCAGGTCAAAGATGTAGGGCATACCCTTCTTCTTGATATCGGCCTTAGCACGGAACGGTAGCCCGTGTAGCAGACCAATCTCTGGGAGCTCATAGTCAGCGTCAGATAACGCCTCCCGTACGAAGTTGTTCTTCATCAGGGCATCGACAACATAGTAGCAGTTGTCGTAGTCCTTACGAAGCAGTAGCTTCTTACCTGTCTCCTCATACTCCAACACCGCATTCTTCCAAATGTTAGTGTTCTTTGAGGCACACTCCACAGGGACGAAGTTGCCCTCCAGGTGTGGCTCCAGTAGCAGGGTGTGGATGAGGTTGCCTGCAACCAGTGCAGTAACGTCCCCATCCTCCCCATACTTAAGATAACGAGCATACTCACGCGGAGAGTCGTTAATCTTCTTCAGCGACGAGGAAGACAATGCTGCCTTCCCTAGATATCCATAGTAGAAATCGTCGTCGGTCATCGCGGCTAGCAGGTCCTCCCTGAGCCACGTCGTTCCATCCAGAAGTTGGATTTCCATTACTTCTTGACGAACTTGGCGATTGCTCCCTTCTGGGCGTCCGTGAACTGGTCGCCGTACTTAGAGAGAATCTTCTCCAGGCCCGAGGTCGTTCCGTCCTTCTTCATAAAGTCAATGGCTGACTGAAAGACGCTGTTCTTCGGTATGGAAACTTTTTGCGTCGCGGATGCAGGAGCGTCCTGCTTGGCGATGGCCATAGCCACCTCGTTAGACGAAGCGATTGATGTCTCGATTCCGATACCAAGCATCGCTAGTGCACGACCTACGGCTGAAGTCTCGCAGTTCTCAACGTATGATGTCTTGTTAATCATAGATGACGTGCGGTCCTCCTGTGCGTGAGCGCTTGAAATCACTCGCCCGTTGTTGTCTCGTATGGTTGACTTGATGATGCAGGTCTCGCTGTCAATGGCGACGAGTTCGTTCTCGATTGTCCACCCTTCGTACTTGGCTTCAGTACGGAAGAACAGGACGCGTTGGTTGACCTCAACATACTCTTTGCCTTTGATGTTGGTGGTCTTGAATTTGTAATTGGACATAAGGTTTTAATTGAATTACTTTGCTAAAGTACACACTTTTTGTCAGATGTGCAAACTTTTTGCGAATTATTTGAAGTTGAAGAATAATCCTCGGTCTAACCAACCGATTGACAGGCCNGTCTCNTCGACCCAACCATCGTAGTGAACCTCGATGAATGGGAGAACGTGAAACGAACCACGATACTTGAATGGGTATATTTTCATTTTTATTTGTACATTTAACATTAAATTAACATAAGATGCTCAAAATCAGATACTTACTCATCGCATTAGCCTTCGCCGCTACGAGTTGTTCTTCTCTTCAGCCTTTACCTTCTTACTCATCTTCTGCACCCTGTCACGTTGAGGGTTGTCGGAATATGTCAATACACGCTCATTACTCCTTCGAGTAAGTTCGTCGCGCTTCTGAAGCATAGGGAAGTTGATTACTATCCATCGGTAGAACTCACGGCCGTCGCATTCGTTGAGTTTCTCCTCAATCAGTTCGATTGCCGTCTTCATTCCTTGATGAATACACCGTTAACCGTCTGACCCTTGCGATTCGCAATCTCGTTGTACGCTGACTCCAGGCATTCCCAGGGGTTCAGCTCAAGTTGATACGACAGGATGATGATTGTGACTAGCACGTCACCGATTGCGTCAATCGTTTCGTCTTGCTTGCCCTTTGCGATTCCTGACGCAAGTTCTCCGACCTCCTCTACTACCTTCAGCATCTGCTTCGGTGCGTTCTCAGGTGCGGTGATTCCACGTTTGATTGCCCAGTCGACAATCTTTTCTTCAAGTTCTAGGGGATTCATTCTTCTTTGTTGATTGGTTTATATCCGATGTTGTACAGCGCGTCGATGTCTGCTGCGGCTAGAATCTCGACACCACGTTGTATGGCGAGGAATGCCTCCTCCTTCTCGTTGTCCATATGCATCTGTTTGTACATACTAGACAGGAAATTCTCCACATCTATGGTTACGTTATTCACCGCTCGCTTCAGGTTGTGCCTGTACACGTTAGTTCCTTTGAGTTCATCAAGCAGTTCCAGGTACACCTGGGATACTATCAGTAACTTAACGAGTTTGTACTCGACTGAATGTTCCTCACTCATCGTCTGGTTGGGTTTCTATGATTAAACTAAGTGCGTTGACATACCCCTCCCAATACTTGGCTTCGGTATCTCTGCGGCTGTATAGGCACACGTTTCGATTGTACTGAGCCTTCTTGTATTGCTCAAGGATTAGTCTCTGGTTCTTCATTGGTTTTCTTTTTTTCGTCTATGCATTTTTTGCATAATAGTTCCCATCGGTTGGGGTGGTCTATGTGATACATAAGGTCATCCCAAGAATCGCTCTCCTTACCGCAACCTTCGCAGTCGGGTGCAGGACCGAAGTCGTCGTCGATGTTCTTGTAGAAGTCGTTGAACGCCTCAAGATTATCGCCTTGGTTGCCGTTCATATTGTAGAAGTCAATGTAGTACGGACCGATGTCCAGAACGATTGACCACATACCCTTGGTGTAGTTGATGAATGATACACCAAACCCCCACTGAGTGTAATACTTTCCTGTCTCAATCTTCATAACTATAGTGATTGCTCGATTAGTTCTAGTTGCTCGATGACATTGTCTTGGTGCGCCTGCCTCTTCGCGTAGTTCTCTCCACGCAACATAGGCTTTAGCTCCTGCACCTTGCGTCTCGCCCTAGTGATTGAGTCCGCGAGCGGCATCTTGTCGTCGCTGTATAGAGACAGGAACGTGTAGATGCTTGCGTTTCGTATGTCGACACCCTGTTTGCTTAGTGCCTTACTCCATATCATACAACACAACCGCTGGTCATTGTCTCTAGCCTTTATGTCGTTAATCAACGCGGCCTCGACCTCGCTGGATATATCAAAAAGTTTGGTTTTCATCGTCAGATTTTGTTTGGTTATTCGGGTTTTCTCCGAGTTGATGTTCATTTTTTGACAATATCGCGCATCGCGATACGCGATATTAGCTCATATCTATTTGTTCTTGAATGTTTTGTTGTAGTATTCTTCTGCTTGGTGATTAGTCCATTCGGTATGCGGATAGTCATCAAATACTCTTTGACCTTCTATGTGTGCATCTTCAATCTGCTCCTTCTCTTTCTCAAGCACTAGCTCCTCATCTATTAAAAGGTAGTTCACTACTTGCTCAGGGGGTAAACCTGATTTAAGCAATTTGTAAACTAGTTGTACTGCTGTCTGTTTCATTTCTCGTTGGTGTTAGAGGTTTTGTTGAGGTGTTGCTCATACATATTTACTGTATCTGCCTGCCCAGTAGCATACCAATCAACCATCTGCTCCTTCTCCATTTCTTTGGCTTGCTTCCAGCAATTCATATTATGCTCAAATTCTTCTTCTGAAATAGGGTCCCAGATTAGCACAATCTCAAGCCACTGTACTGGTGTATGTTTCATTTCTCGTTAGTGTTAGTCATTAAAAAAGTTTGAAATCAATACCGTTAACCATATTGGCGAACTGCAAAACAATCCCAAAGCAATACTGTCAGCCAAAGGTTTGGTAAGATATGAGTAGGCAAAAAAGAATAACGCAATACCAATAGCAAGCGGTAACCCTGCGTGATTCTTCAATCGTGAAAAGTAGTTTTTCATTCCTCGTTGGTGTTAAAGAAAAAGACTCCGTTAATCAGGGCGGTTGCATTCCGCTTGCTGAATCCTAATGCGCCATAAGCGGGCGGAGTTCTNATTTCTAGTTGTCTTTAAATGATTTCGTTTCTTGAACCATATGCAGNGCAAGAGTCATATATTGCTTAACTCTTTCTGCCTTGTCTTCTAACATCTCAATCGACTGAAACGTATCGCACACAGAACAGGAGCCGTACGCAACCGATGTGAAGATGTAGTCAGTCAGGCTTGGTTGGTATTCGTTACTGCAAAGGATGTAGATTTCGTTTCCTTGGAAAGTCCCATCGTCAATCTTTACAAACCTTCCCCAGTCCCACTCGCTGTACTCGTCATCGTTTGGTTTAGTTACAACCAAATTAAACAGCATCTCGTAGATGCTCTCGTATGAGTTAGGCTCATTATCGTTCAGCCATTGCTCAAGGAGATGCTTGCGCTCCTCCCATTGTTTTACATAGTTCAGTATCATTTGTGTTTGGTTTTAATGGGTCGAATTCGACTCCTTTGATTTAAAGTGTTCGTCAAGGTCTGAGTATGTCAATCCCCATTGTACATTGAACCACATCATCTCCTTCTCGGCTTGATGCTCTCGCATTTTGAAGTTCTTCATAAGGTAATGCTTACCCCACTCCTCAAGTTCCTCGCCTTGCTTAAAGGTCATAGTATACTTCTGGTACCACTTGTCTACGCCACGAATGTCTTCGTAGGTTACATCGTGTCCAGCAATCTCAAACATCTTGTTGATGATGTCAACGATTGCCTTCTCTTTCTTTTGCTCTCTTGTTAGTCGTTTCATTCCTCTTGTTTGAAATCATTAGACGTATTACACTTCTCGCACAGCCGCCTGCCTTGCATCACAAGGCCGAGCTTCGGTGTGTGCATCGTGTCCTTCTGGCAGCTTAAGCAAAACTGCTTACCTCGTTTGTGGATTGCATCTCGTTTCATAATGTGTGTTTAAATGCACAAAGTGTGTAGGTTTTGTGTGTTTTATTTCACATTATCCTCAAGTACTATCTCCCAATGAGTTGTGTGGTCTCTAAACCCAACAACCTTGCGGTCGATTTCTGCGACCTCAAGTGGGTAGTCAATAGATATGAATGGGCCACCGCTTGGGTCTACGAATATGATGTTGTCATCGTTATCCCATCCGTAGCGTGTGTACTTAAAGTCTCCCCTCCAGTCAATGTTGCCGTTTTCGTTCTGCTCAAACGTGAACTCGTCTCCGTATCGGTTGGTGTACTTACTCATTTCGTCTCTGATTTCTTGTCTAACCACCGACGATACATACTCGCGGCTACTGCGATACGTTGTGGGTAGAACGGATAGTCAGCCTTGATGCGAGCCATTGCGATTCGTACGAATGCCTCACGCGTCTCTTTGTCGTTCATTTTCAAGCGGTTGTGTTTGTTGGTGATTGGACATAGTGCGCCTCTATTGCGCTTGTATACTAACCTTCGTATTCGTCTCCGAGGACTAGTGGAGGGAGTGGGGGCCCTTGAAAGCCCCCCTCCCCGCACAAGACGTCTCGTAATCGGCTTCTCCGATAGGGCGAAGTTAGCGCTCACGGACGACATAGTCAATGGATTTTACAATCTTGTTGGTAACTCGCTAAGTAGCCGTGTGTACGGCTTGTCTAGCAGTTGGTTGAGTAGGTGCTCACGCTCTGACTCTAGATAGTCACATCGCTCCTGCAACGCTACCAACCGATTGTCTTTCTCCTTGAGTTCCTTATCCATCGCAACGATTCGGTGTTGCAGATAGAGTATCATATCTTGATTGTAGGTCATACGAATTTGAGATTACGGATTGGGGTGTTACGCTTCCTGCCGAACGTGTCGACTATTTCAGCGCGTTGATTACCGAGGCATCGCTTGTCGGTCTTGATACCTACAAGGAGTGCGGGTGATTCGAATCCCAACGGAGAGATTACGAATACGTTGGTCTTGATGATTTTGGATTCCATAGTTTTTGAAGTGAATTGATTTTGCGTCTCGAATGCGTTTCGTGATAGTGGACGTTAGAAAACATCGCGCAGGCCGTCGCGCTCGATGACCTCGCGAAGTTTCGTTTCATAGTGTACATCCTCAGCGTAACGGCTCAGCAGCGCGAAGAACTCGTCCTCCGTTCTGCAACCGCTCGCATAGGTAGCACACCAATAAGCGTAGTCGAGTACGCTGTCCTCCCACGTCGAATAGTACGCGTGACCCCTAGACGTTCCCGCCGCGAGATTGACGCGCACACGTGCCTGCTTCATACCGAACAGGTTGTTGTTCTCAGTGAAGATGTACGAACTATAGTTCGCGCTCTCCAACTTTGCCTGAGCCAACGCAATGTGCGGATACTTAATGTTCAACCGCTTGAATGTCTCAATCAGTCGTTGCTCCGTGAATGCGGCATCGGTCACGTTCACGTTGAGGATGCTCTCGTAGAGCCTCTCGTCTGCGTTTTGGACTCCGTAGAGACCGAACCCGACCAAGGTAGCCGCCGTAGCCATAGCCATAGCGACACCCTTGGTGGATACTATCGGTTTGAACACTAGGTGTTCTCTGTCATACTTGTACAGCATAGCCTACCATATTCCGTCCTCGTCCAACGTGCCGCGTAGGTATTCGCTACGCAGTTCGTGCTTGCTTGCGTTCCATTTGTACGACGGCTCGTCATCGAAGTCATCGAGGAAGTCCGTGTACTTAGGTGCCTTAGGGATAGCAACCTTGCGCTCGCTGTCCCAAATGGTAGGCTGAGTCACGGCGTTGGCGTACGAGCCTGTCTTGTACACCTTCTTGCTGCCTGCCCATACGTAGTCGTTTACACGCTTGTACGAGTCATTGCTGAACCAATTTCCGTCGGCATCGTAGTGACCTAGTTGGTCGTTGAGGATACGTACCTCACCGCGCCAATCAAGGAACGCTACTTTGTTGTGGGAACCGATGATTGTCAGAGCCATAGCACGGATGCCCGCGTGGTCGAGGAAGTCGACGTTGTCAGGGTAGAATTTGCCTAGCATCTGAGCGAACTCACGAGTGTCGCTGACCTTGTGGTCACCTAGACCCGAGATGACTCCGTTGTGAATCAGTGATACACGACCCTCGGTCACGCTGTGCGGATGGAGCATATCCTTGCCTTTGCCGTGCGTTGCGATGCGGAAGTGAATCAGGATGGGAGTGTCGGTTAGTTCACGTATGAACTCGTACTCCTCAAAGAAGTCATCGAAGTTGTAGCCCTCGTGGTAGGTCATCACCTTGCCGTTGTCGACGTAGGCGATGCCTGCTCCGTGGTTATTGTTGTCCCAAGCATTCTTGAGTTGTTTCTTGGTGAGAAAAGAGTTCGGTTGATTTACGATTGCGATACACATAATTGAAATGAATTAGTCGTTATTATAGTTTACGATGTAGCCAAAGGATGAGATGAGGAACAAGAGTCCCCCTCCTACTATTAGGATGCCTGTTGACTCGGATGCGTGACCCTGAGCGAGTCGGGCGGTTACTCCGATGATTAACATAATCAGTGCGAAGTACACACCCACGCGAAAAAATTTTTTGTCGTCGTTCATAGTTCTAGTGCTTGTAGTGAAACATTGCCTTTCTTGTCAATCCAACCCGCCTCGATTAGTCGTCGAGCGGTGCGTCCGTATGAGCCCTGTAAGACCCAAGCCTGTCCTGTTGCGATTAGGTCGGCAAAGAGAAACACAACCTGTTGGTCGTCGAGTTCTCCGTTCTCGTACTGAATGATTAGGTCTATCTGACTCATTTCACCTGTACGATTTCGTAGTTGGTCGCCTTGCTCGCGAACGCTAGCGCCTCGTCGAAGTCGAAGAACAGCGCAACCCTCACCGAGCGGTCACCCCCGTATGAGGCCGACACTTTGTACAAGGTGGTGGGGTATGGGGTATTTTCTGAAAAAAAGATTTCTCGTAGCATAATTAGTTTTTTTTAGTTTATTGAATGGTGAACCAATCCTCGTCCATATTGAACTCGTCGATTTGCGCTTGCGTTACGAACGACTCGCAGTACCACGACTCGTTGCCGTCGCTGTCGCTCGTAAGGTCTGCCGTTACGATTGTGTCTAGTAATGTCTCCCACTCTCGAACGAAGTCGGCTACGTCTGATTCAGTTCCATCGAAGTACGTCCACACTCGCAAAAGATTTTCTTCTATGCTATCGACGTAATCCTTGGCTAGGTCGTAAAGCACCTTCGGAGTGAATGACATAGCCTCGTTAAATTTTTCGTCCTTCGCGTCAGATGCTGACGTTATATACAGGATGAAGTTGTTGATTTCTGACAGGTTTCTCATAGTGAATTTAGTTATGGTTAAGACGCCTCGCGGCGTTTCGGCTACTCCAAGCCTCGTCGGTTAACCTTGTTCGTTTATGTACTGCGTCAGCACCTCGTCCGCCGCATTTAAGTTCTCCTCGAGTTCGAGGGACTGCCTCTCGATTATGTCGAACGCAATCAGTTTGTAGCGCTCGTCTTCGTCGGTGGCCTCGATGAACCTAGACACACTACTTAGGTAGTTCTCATAGGCTCGCACCATTTGCTTGAGTTCGTGTTTCATTTCGTTTCGTGATAGTGGGAAGAAAGGCCGCGCCGTACCGCGACCTGTCGTTTTAACCACACCCTTGTACGGAGGGGACATCTTACGCTTGGCCGATAGCCTTGCGGATAGTGTGAGTAGAGAATCGGCTCTCTACCTCGCGGCGTACGAACGATGACACGCTTGAGTATGCACGCTGTAGGCGCTCAATCGTGCGGTCGTACTCCTTAGCATTCTTGAGGAAGTCAGACGCTGACTCGCCCTCCAAGCAACCGCCGAATACGTAGGCCAAGGCTTGCTTGCGTGCAAGTTTCTCGGCTGTGTATTGTGAGCGGAGCAACTTGTTCAACTTTTTGTCGCTGAACATTGCGTCGGCTACATCGGCGAACGTGGTGTACGTTCCCTTGTCGATGTGCTTGACAATCCACTGCAACAATTTGACGCGGAACTGCAAGCCCTGTACGCTAGGGATAGCGCTGAAGATGCGAATTTCAACCGCTCCGTTGCTCTTGCGGTGGATAGCACGACGTGAACCGCGAGCGATTTCATCCTTGCTTTGCACACCGCTGTAGCCGTTGTTGAGGCGACCCTCGTACAGGCTGAACAACATCGGCACGAACGGCATCAGTTTCTCAACGAGTTGGTCGGTTGACATACCGCGACGGCTGATTGTCATATGACCACCGCAACGGCGTGAGTACTCTGCGTTCAGCATCCAATCGAGGCGCTCGAACTCGTCGAATAGCGACTTGGTGTTGAGCAGGTCGAGTACAGGTGATACGGCCTCGAAACCTGTGCGGCTGTCGAGTGAGCCGTCACGCTCTACAATCCATCCGTTGCCTAGGTCGCAGTTAGCCCAAGCACAGCGGGTGCGTGCCTCGCGGTCTTCCTTCTCAACCTCGATACCTACGAACCACTCGACGCTCTCGTCGCCTAGGATTTCCGTGGTACGGCTCGGGCCGTGGTAGCCCGAAAGGTTGGGTGCGTCTCCGTAACGACGACCGATTTCGGCGTTCTCGAAGATTGCGGTGCGTCCCTCCCACTCACCAACAGCCAACTCGTTGTCGCTACGACGGATTTGGCTGAGGTAATCGTGGCGGTATTGGTCGTGCAGTCGAATCTCTTGAACTGCGAAGTTTGCACCGAACAGCGGGTACTCAGAGGTGCGGTAATCGGTGAGCGCACACAGGTCGGTGGTGTATAATTGGCCGTCGATAACAACGCAAACGAAGTTGGTTGGGTGTTCGGTCATAGGCACAGCCTCGAACGTAGCGTCGCTGAGTTCAAGGTGCGGGAAGCCCTCGAGTCGGAGCGGGTTACGCTGTCCGCTAGTATGGCGGTAGTAGATGTTTGCCTCAGTGCGGAGCGCACCGATGGTCATAAACATCGACTCGTGACAGCGTAGGCTGTAATCAATGCCGTACTGCTCGTGGTTGAGTGCCTTGGGGAAGCGAGCCTGCTTAGTGTTTCCGTCGCTAGCGAGGTACTTGTAGACGAAATAATCGTTGTTGATTCCGAAGAAGAAGTCGAACTGCTCGTTGTAGTATGAGCGGTAGTAATCAATCTTGCGGCCTGATACGATGTTGGTGACTTTCATAACAAAAAAGAATTAGAGTTGGTGGTTAATTGAGTTGGGTTAAAATTTGACTGCCGTAGGGACTCGAACCCTATGCCTTGCGGCACTCCGAGCGGCAGTGATTTGCCTTGAACAGGTGAACCTTTTTGGCGGCGTTGTTGCTCGCAACATCTACCGCATACGCTGTTAGTTCTCCACGACTGCTATCCTTTGGCGGCGCTGTTTACGCACCGCATACGCTGTCTTTCGCTTGTCGTTGTTCTCGGCTTGTTTTGACTTGATTTGCTTGGGTGTTCCTGCGGTGCTCATTGGCCTCCCCTCAACCGCTCGAAACCCCTGCGCCACGGCGCTTCGTTTTCGTTTGTCTGAGGCTTGATTTCTTACGGCCGCCATACTTGGCCTCGCTCGTCTCGTCTACCTGCCCTCGTTACTTTCGGTCGGATTGTGCTAGCCTACTTACGCTACTCACTTGGATTACATCACCTACTCAATCAGACCTGACCTGCTACTCCGCTCCCTAACGCCCGACAGCCTGTAGGCCGTGGCCTACTGACTGAATCGTACAGGGTTCACAAGGTGGGTTTCCGATTTTTGGGAGGCGCTTTCGCTAACATCTCTCCGCCTATCGTCACTATGGGACTTTATTTAGAAACACCTCGTATTCGACCTAGCGGCCGCCGCGTTTTGTGTTTCAGAATTTTAAAGAGCGTTTGTCTTTCGACTCCACAAACATACGACGACTTTGCACATTTGCAAACTCCGACCACAAAAAAAGTTAGGACTCCCGCTCGCCTATAAGGAATATATAGGGCTAACTGCTTGATAATCAGCACACAAAAAAAAGTTTACTAGGGGGTGAAATTTAGAATCGTTCTAAATAAAAGTGACTGAAAATCAACGACTTAGTAATCCATTGAAAATCAGATAGTTACTAACTGCCTAAAACTCAGCAGGTTACAACACACTGAAACACAGAGAGTTAACGTAACTGCCTGATAATCAGCGACATTTAAGAAATCATATGCACAGGATTACGACCCGAACCGCTTGACAACCAACGACTTAACTAGCCAACGTATGTACAGAATACGGCACAAAGCATACTTTTTTCGTTTAACAAATCACCTGTAGAAAATCCGTGCGTTTATACCGATAAACAAAGCCCACGACCTGTCTACTATAGTATACAAAAAAGAATATACAATTATGCGTGCCTAGCGTACTCAGTTCGGTGAAGTATTAACGTGGTAAATAGTGGGGAAAAATGGTAGGGGGATTGATGCAGGTCTACGGCCAAGTCCACCCCTCGAAAAAAAACATACGTTCGGTGACACGTTTTCCCTACTTTTTCTACAGCGAACAGGCCGAAACGATTAAGGGAGACGGGCTAATAGCGACACAAAGTAGGCATACCACTCACCCACCCACCCCAACAGCAAAACGCTAAAAAGTTTGAACGTAACGTGTTGATAACGAGGGGGTTGGGTTCGGGATTCCGTTTCGGGGTCGGGGTCGCAGCGTCGTTCTTGTATAATTCTCCCCACGGTATACATAACTCGTCCCCAAATCAAAACGATTTTGACCTGAGGTAAAACAAAAACACCGTGAAGTATACCTAGACGGTAAATACAAGCGGTTAAATAGTAGGGAAATCGGGGATACGCAACCGTTCGAGCCTAAGCACACGCATCCTGTATTCAATCCTTTGTAGTAGCTGTCGCTCTATTCTTTGTCAGTTGCGGACGGGCGTTTGGGACTGTCCTCCACTGACAATCGTTCCGTAGTTCCGTCTCTAGGACGTTAACGTCTGCTATAGCACGTCGTCTTGTGCCTTGCACTACAGGAGCAAAGTTACACAAAAAAAATGAGATAATCAATAGTGTGTAATGCATAGTACCGCCCTTCGGATACGGAATAGTATATCATAGTATCTTTGTGACTATAACATAGATAGTTATGCAACTGACAGAAAACTTTACGTTGGAGGAGCTCACCGATAGCGCCACGGCAAACAGGCTCGGTATCAGGAACGAACCTGACGCCAAGCAGTTGGCTGCGCTTAAGCTCCTCGCCGAGAAGATACTGCAACCCCTGCGTGAGGGTATCGATAAGCCCATTAAGATTAACTCAGGACTCAGAGGCACCGCCCTGAATAAGGCCATCGGTGGGTCATCCACGTCGCAGCACTGCAAGGGTGAGGCGGCCGACCTTAGCCTCAAGTCAGTGAAGAACGGGAATGCCTTGTTGTTCCACTACATCAGAGAGAACCTCGTGTTCGACCAGATGATTTGGGAGTTCGGTACCAAGGAGAATCCTGACTGGGTACACGTGAGCTACTCCGCCAAGGGCAACCGCAAGGAGATTCTTGAGGCGTACAAGCACCACGGGAAGACGGCCTATAGACTCTGGAAGCCGTGATAGCAGTTAAGAGACCAGTGGAATCGTCAGGGAGCAAGCCTGAGCCCAGACCCGACAACCGACCGAAGCTGGTAAAGTTCGATATGTCTAAAGTGATAAAAAGAAAAAAACGTGAAAGCTAAGAAGTTTGAAGAAGGCGGCAAGATGTACGCTGGACAGGAGATTGAGGTGAAGCACCCAGACCTTATGGCTGCGGTAAAGCAGATGCAGGCGGCTGTGAAGGCCGCAGGTATGGCACCGATGAAGTACGAGATTAAGGCCTGCTACGAGAGCGAAGAGGAATAGTTATGAAACCACGCAAGTACACATCCAGTGAGCCGAACGGTGAGATGATTATCACCCAGCTCATCAGCATCAAGGAGTCAATCGACGACATCCTAACGCATCTGGACGCTAAGTCCAACCTGGACCCGTGGATGGCATCTAAGATTGCCGTGATGGAGCACAGCGTTGATGCGGTAGAGGATTACATCAAACACAACGGTAAAGGTGAAAGCAAGGAAGAGTAAGAGCGCAGAGTTCTACGCTAACAACCCCAAGGCTCGAGAGAAGAAGAAGGCGTACGACACCGAATACCACTCCACCGAGGAGCGGAGGAAGTATCGTGCGTTCCTGAATAAGAAGAATAGAGACGCTGGCACGTACGGCAACGGCGACGGTAAGGATTACGACCACGACGAGGCACGTATGATAATGGCACGTCGCAACAGAAGCAAGAAATGAAGAACGAGGCATTCAACGACTGGGTATTCCACTTCAACCCCTACGAGGGAGAGTGGAACGCCGTGGTACGTGAGCACTATAACGATTACTTCAACGGGCTGGAAATCCCACAGGGGAAGTTCCTCAAGTCGAAGGACATCAAGATTATCCTACACTACATCAACTGGAATGGCTAAGTCAGCGAAGAAGCGTGGCGAGAACACGCGCGGTATCAAGAGAGTGAGCCCTGATAGGGCATTGACTGGGACACTAAATTTGCAGATAATCAACCGATTGACCGTTGGAAGCAAAGAAGAGTAACCCAGGACTGTGGAAACGCATCGTAGCCAGCGTGAAGGCAAGCTCAAAGGGCGGAGACCCTGGTGAGTGGAGCGCACGTAAGGCTCAACTGGCCGTGCTCAAATACAAGAAGGCGGGCGGTGGTTATTCGGGTGCTAAGAAGGAGACGAGCCTATCAAAGTGGACCAAGCAGAAATGGACGACCTCCGACGGTAAGCCAAGCGAAGGCAAGAAGCGCTACCTACCGAAGGCGGCCTGGGGTGCACTGAGTGCCGCTGAGAAGGCAGCCACCAACAGGGCGAAGGCTCAGGGTAACAAGTCAGGCAAGCAGTTCGTGTCTCAGCCTAAGAACATCGCCGCTAAGGTGGCTAAATTCCGTAAGTGATGAAGGCTAACAAGAGGACAGACCTTAAGAGACCCAACGAGGTGATGGTGAAGGCCCCAGCGGGCTACCACTGGATGAGCAAGGGCGGTAGATACTACCTGATGCCACACCAGGGTAAGTTCGTACCCCACGAGGGAGCGTCACTTGAGATGCCGTTCAAGGTCATTCGGGAGCATTGATAGACTCCAGACCCTCTAATTTGCGATAAATCTTCTGCACCAGTAGCCTGCCCTTCTGTGATAGGCAGTATCTGGCACCGTAACCAATCCCATTATCTAACCCAAACAACTGCTTGTCCTCCTCAGTGACGGACTGTCTGCTTATGTAGACGTCGATGAGCCCCATATTCATCAGTGGTTTGTTGTACATAATACGCATCTTATTGTCGGATATCGCCGCAAAGTGAGACCTGACGTACATCAGAGTGAAGAACTCAAGGTCGTAGACAAAGAGTAGATAGTCTATCTGTGACGGGGTCAGTCCATAGCTCTGCGATATGTCCACCTTGACGTGACGCAGGTACTTCAGGTAGTTTCGGAGTATATTCTTGGCGGGCAGTATCGCGTACTCACGCATCCTCCTGGTGTTGGCTCCCCTTCTCATATTATATTGTTTCGTAAATTCGTGACAAATTTCATACAAAAATTCATAACAATGGGTCTATCCAAGCAAGAACAGGAGGAGATGTACAAGGAATTCTCGGACCTCGTGTACGAGATGAACACTCTCATCCTAAAGTATGGCCTTGAAGAGAGCGGTTTCGTGGTTGCGGCCATCGGCTCCGTGAATTACGACGAACTTGATGAGGATGACGACCCCACGATGGATATCGCATTTTCTGTCAACGTGGCTGACGAGGAGGAGCTCGACGAAATCGTAGGTCTCGTCATCTCAGGATATCAGCATCAGGAGCGTAACGACACCAGCAAGGTAGATTACTGGATTCGCAGAGCTGGAGGGGACCCAGATAAAGAATAACACAATGATTAGGAAGATTATCATCGGGCAAAACCCGAAGGATGCCTTGGCGTATGTCGTAGGCAACCCCGCAGGCAACGACGGAGTAATCGTAGCCATCGAGCTCGACGAGCGCACGTTCGCCAAGTACGGACGTAAGGACTATACCATCTACATCCAGAACCAGGACGGAACCATTCCGTGGAAGGAAGTAATCGGTATGCCCGTAGTAATCGAAAACGACTGTAAGTTCTAATGAGAGTTCTGCACGAGTTCATCGTAAGGATGCCCAAGAAGTTCAAGGACACCATCAAGTTCGGGGACACGGAGATATTCCTTGACTCTCGCTTCGACGAGTTCGCCAATAGAATCAGCGAGGCGGAGATTGTAGCCACCCCAGTGAAGTTCCCCACGGGAGCTAAGGAGGGTGACACGCTATACTTCCACCATCACGTGGTTCTGGACAAGCGGGCAGAGATAGACAAGGAGCTATACCGAGTGAAGTTCGACCCAGAGGGCGGCTACGGCTCACAGGCATACGCCTACAAGGGCGAGGACGGAGCGGTCAAGGTACTACCAGGTTGGGTATTCCTAATCCCAGAGGAGGGCGAGGAGCCAACGTCTGAGTCTGGACTCATCCTATCGATGAAGAAAGAGGTCAAGATGGAAGGCATCGTCCGCTTCGATACCCCCGAACTGCTCGAGATGGGCGTGAACGCTGGCGACCGAGTGGGCTTCAGCAAGGAATCCGACTATACGATGGAGGTGAACGGTGAGAAGCTCTGGAGGATGACACCTAACGACCTGCTGTATGTCGCGGAGAAAGTCTGAATTCACCACAATCGATGCGGCACAGCGTCTGATGGACTCTATGGAGGTAGCCATCAACAATATGATTGAGGAGATTAAGAAGCCAGTCGACCCCGAAATCAACGGTTCGGCACGTAAGGCGGAGCTTCAGTCAATCAAACAGACGGCCGTGGATGCGCGTGAGCTTCTGCAGGAAAGACAACGACTTGAGGATATGATACGTAGCCTGTCCGAGAGCGGCAGTATGGGCGAGCAGGCCGACTTTTCAGGCGGTTTCGCTGAGAAATACAGGAAGTAATGGCTGGCCTTAAGAAGATAGACGGATACAAAGACTTCGTGGTGAACATCTGTCCCGACGGGACGGAAGGGGAAATCATTGAGATATCTGACATCTTCATTCAGCTACCCAAGAAACCGCTCGCCAAGGATATACTGTTCAACGGGCTCAAGCGTGAGGAGCAGATGTGGAAGCGTCTACCCGTACCGCAGGACCTGATGCGTATACGCTCGATGGACGAGTGGATGGAGCAACCCAAGGAATTCCGCATCAAGCACGCTGAGTTCATCGACCAAGAGTTCCACCGCAGACGCAGCGGTGTCTGGTTCTACAACAACGGTGTTCCAACATACATCACAGGGCATCACTATATGCTACTCCAGTGGAGTCAGATGGACATCGGCTACGCCAGCTATCTGGACTTCCAGCGCAAGCTATACCTCCACTTTGAGGCGTGCAAGCAGGACCCTAGATGCGTGGGACAGATATACACTAAGTGTCGACGCTCTGGATACACCAATATCTGTGGTGCGGCACTGGCCGACGAGGGTACGCAGGTATCCAATAAGGTGCTGGGCATTATGTCCAAGACTGGTAAGGACGCACAGGAGAACATCTTTATGAAGAAACTCCTACCGATGTTCCGTAGCTATCCGTTCTTCTTCAAGCCCATCCAGGACGGCACCACCAACCCACGCGTGGAGCTAGCGTTCCGTGAGCCCGCCAAGCGAATCACCAAGACCAACAAGGTGAGCAATCAGACCGAGGCTCTCGATACGGTGATTAACTGGAAGAACTCGGTGGCCAACGCCTATGACGGTGAGAAACTGCACTATCTATATCTCGACGAGGCTGGTAAGTGGGAGAATCCTCTGGACATCAACGAGGTATGGCGTATCCACCGCACGTGTCTGCTGGTAGGTAAGAAGATTGTCGGTAAGGCGATGGTGGGCTCCACGGTGAATCCGTTGGATAAGGGGGGTGCAAATTACAAGAAATTGTATTACGACTCAGACCCCACCAAGCGCAACGAGAACGGAAGGACTAAGTCTGGCCTGTATAAGATATTCGTACCCGCGTACGAGGCCCTGGAGGGATTCTTCGACGTTTACGGTATGCCGATAATGGACGACCCATCGGAACCTACGCTCACTATGGACGGTGATGTCATCAGCATCGGTGCTAAGACCTACCTATCGAACGAGCGAAAGGCGCTGATGCACGACCCCTACGAACTAAACGAGGTAATCAGACAGTTCCCGTGGAGCGAGGAGGAGGCATTCCGCGACTCAACGAAGTCATCGCACTTCAACGTGGGCAAGATATACGAGCAGTTGCAGCATAACAGGGAGATGTACCCAAGCCCAGTCGTCAAGGGTAACTTCGTATGGAAGGACGGCAAGCCCGACAGCGAGGTGCTATGGAACCCTGACTCCAACGGACGCTGGCTAGTGACGTGGCTGCCGCCCGACGACATCCGAAACAAACGAAAGCAGGAGTTCGGTAAGGTATTCCCAGCCAACGACCACCTCGGTACTGGCGGTGTCGACTCCTATGACCTCGACAATACGATGGACGGTAGGGGTTCTAAGGGTGCGTGCCACCTGTACAACAAGTTCAATATGAGCTATCCGAGCAATATGTTCGTGGCTGAGTACGCCAACCGCCCGCCGCTAGCTAGAATCTTCTACGAGGACGTGCTTATGGCCGCGGTGTTCTACGGATATCCGCTGCTCATAGAGAACAACAAGTACGGGATAGTGCGCTACTTCGAGTCGCGCGGATACGACGGGTACATTATGGACAGACCCGAGCACCTAAAGGCTCCAGGCTCCAGCTCCAACGTGAAGACCAAGGGTATACCGTCCAACTCACAGGACGTGATACAGGCCCACGCACAGGCAATCGAAGCATTCGTCCACGAGCACGTCGGTATGAACGCGGAGACGGGCGATTACGGCAGGATGTATCTCGACAGGACGCTCGAGGACTGGATTGGATACAGGATTGACGACAGAACGAAGTTTGACTTGACCATCAGTTCGGGGCTGGCGTTGCTTGCCGCACAGAGGGTTAAGCAAGAGAGAAAGACGGCGGATATGTCTAGTAAAGTGTTCCTCAGACGCTTCAAGGACATAACTCGCTAACCCACAACATATTATTGGGTATATTTGCACATAAACTGGGGATAAAGAATAGGTATGGAAAGCAATAACAAGCAGGGGAACTTCCCTGACCCGCTAGCATCTCCCGAGGCTAAGGCCGCAAAGTCCTACGGACTGAAGTACGCCAGAGCCATCGAGTCGCAGTGGGGACATACGGACGACCACGGCAGCATCTTTAGGAAGCGCCTGGANGAGTTCGAACGCTACCGCGACTACGCCAACGGCACACAAGACACGAAGATTTACAAGCAGATACTCAATTCGCTGGACCCGAACAACGGTGACGGCTCACTGCTTAACATCGACTGGTCACCCGTACCCATCATCCCTAAGTTCGTTAAGATTGTCGTAAACAAGATTCTGTCTAAGAATCCGTACCCCAACGTGGAGGCAATCGACCCGCTGAGCATCACCGAGAAGGAGCGCAAGAAGGCAGAGCTTAAGTTCAACGTGGAGAACAAGGAGATGCTCCAGCAGGCTAAGATGGCAGGCATCGAGGTAGGCGCTGAGATTGAGAAGATTCCAGACACCCCTGAGGAGGCGGAGATTTTCCTTGAGTCTAACATTAAGACCAACGCTGAGATTGCGGCTCAGATTGCTGCGAACCTAACCCTCGAGTGGAACGAATACAACCACACCGTACACCGTCGTGCCGTCACGGACCTCGTGAGCGTGGGTATGGGCGTTACGAAGAATGACTATGACCCCAACTATGGACTAGTTACAAAGTACGTCGACCCAGCATACTTCATCCACTCGTACACCGAGGACCCCCTGATGAATGACCTCACCTACGCGGGTCACATCAAGCGCATCACCATCTCTGAGCTACGCCGTCTAGCTGGTGACGAGTTCACTGAGGAGGAGTACCGCCAGATGGCTACCAACGTGCAGAACAAGTACGCCAACGACCCAAATAAGCTGTCTCACTCATACTACGACAGAAACCTTCAGCGCACCATATTCGGATACGACGAGTACATCGTGGAGGTTATGGACTTCGAGTTCCTATCGGTTGACGATGTGTTCTACGAGTCTAAGGAATCTCGCTTCGGCAACGTAGGATTCTACTACAAGGGTATGATGTATCAGCCACCCAAGGAGTCAGTATTTGACCGTAAGCCCATCCGTATGTCATTCGTTACCCTCTACGGAGGTAGCTACATCATCGGAACGAACAAGATGTACGGATACGGACTGAAGAACAACCAGCCAAGAAACATCCACGACATCACCAGAACTCGCCTGTCATACAGCGCCGTATCTGTGAATATGCGTCGTATGATTCCTAAGTCTATGGTTAGCGGCATCGTAGGATTCGCAGACCAACTGCAGATTACCCACCTGAAGATTCAGCAGTCCATCGCCAAGGCTAAGCCCGACGGACTCATCATCGACATCGAAGGTCTGGAGAACGTACAACTCGGACAGGGAGGCGAACTCCAACCGCTCGAAATCCAAGACATCTACGAGCAGACTGGTATCTTCTACTACCGTTCTAAGAACCCAGAGGGAGGATTCCAGAACCCACCGATTCGTGAGATTGGCAACGCCATCCGCAACATCGAGGCGTACGTAAATACGTACAACCACTACCTGCGTATGATTCGCGACGCTACGGGAATCAACGAGGTTGTCGACGCATCAACCCCCAAGGGAGACGCACTGGTAGGCGTACGTCAGCAGGCTATCGAGGCTTCAAACAACGCCACGTACGACATCACCCACGCGTCTATGATGCTCTACAAGAAGGTGGTCGAGTACATCGTCAAGTGCGTACAGATTATGCCGTCACAGTCGGTAATCTACCGCGTATACGAGAATGCCATCGGTAAGTCGAATATGGACGTGCTCGCATCGTTCAAGGACCTGCCTATGTATAACTTCGGTGTGCGTGTGGTACCTGAGATGTCCGATATGGACAAGGCATACCTCGAGGCTAACATACAGCAGTCACTCGCTCAGGGCGAGATTGACCTGGAGGATGCTATGGCAATCCGTCGCCTTAAGGACGTGGACCAAGCCGAGCAACTGCTAGTAGTCCGCCGTAAGAAGCGCATCAAGCAGAAGCAGGACATCGCGGCTCAGAACAGCCAGATGCAGGCTCAGATGAATCAGCAGACGGCGCAAGCGTCGGCACAGGCAGAGGCTCAGACTGAGCAGGTTAAGGCATCACTTGAGCTCGAGAAGATGAAGTTGGAGGCTACGATTAAACTAGACCTACTCGAGAGAGAGTACGCGCTCAAGATTGATTTGGCTAAGGCAGAAGCTGCGGCGCGTATGGAGGTCAATCAGGAAGACAGAAACTTCAGGATGGACGTAGAGAGCAAGCGTGAGCAAGCCAAGGACGAACGCGTGAAGAAACAAGCGGTTGAGCAGTCTAAGCTAATCTCACAACGCAAGGGCGAACGTGGGGAGCTGACGGCTGAGGAGACTGACCTTATGTCGCAAATTCTTAGCAATCAATAAGTTGGTATATTTGCATTATGGCAGCCCAGATTAACTTAGATACCGCACAGAGAGTAGATATCACCTGCAGAAAGGGTGATTCATTCCGTCTTGAGCTCACGTTCAAGGACGACACTGGTGCCGTAATCAACCTCACTGGATACACCTGGAAGCTCGACGTTAGGGAGACCGATACGTCATCCTCTGCCATCTTAGAGGACTCTGCCTTCAGTTACTCTGGAACGGCTCAGGGCGTACTTACCATCACCGCTCCCGCCGCAACTATGGCAAACATTGACGGTGGAATCTACGTCTATGACCTACAGAGCACCAACTCTGGGTCTGTAAAGACTTGGTTATATGGAATCTTCAAAGTAAATGAGGACGTTACGTTATGAGTGATATAACCATCAACAGTGGAGAGCAGATTAACGTAAGCGTAAAGCAGCCGAGCGTACAGACGACCGTTGTAATCCCAAGACCAACGACATCCCTATCAATCAAGGGAGTCACTGGAGGAGGCGGAGACGCTCACTACACGCACGTACAGGGAACCGCTGAGGCTACCTGGAACGTAACCCATAACCTAAACAAGCGCACATCGGTCACCGTGGTTGACGCTATGGATAACATTGTGTTCGGCGAGGTCGAATACATTGACAATAACAATGTTCGTTTAACCTTCGCTGGAGCCTTTAGTGGCAAGGCATACTTCAACTAACAACTATGGCTATTAATTATCTTTCGCCCATAGATATGAATAAGCTCGAGATTATCGAGCCCAGAATTCATAACTCGCTTACCGCACCAACCAATCCAGTAGCTGGTCAGATTTACTATGACACCACTACATTCACTATGTACTTCTATCGTATTCAATATGATGGGCAGAATAACATAGTTAGTCAGGGATGGGTCGACATCAAGGGGGACATCCAAGAGGTAATCGCAGGAAACGGTCTTTCTGGAGGCGGTGAGGGCGGTTCAGTTACCCTCAATGTTGGGGCTGGTACTGGTATCACGGTAAATGCTGACACCGTACAGCTTGATATCACCAACAACCGAAACATTGACCACACTGGCCTTAACGTAACGGCAGGTGATGGTTTGACTGGCGGTGGTGAATTGACCGCTGGTGTTACGCTTAATGTTGTAGCAACTACCGACTCTGGTATCGCCGTAGGCGCTAACGCAATTAGCTTCAAGAACTACGCTAACCTTACCCAGTACAACATCCTGATGTGGGGCCCAGGAGGTCAGTTGCAGAACGCTCCTATTATCCGCACGGTAGACCTTGAGGACAACCCGACCATCACGATTCAGGGTAACCTTATCGTTACTGGCACGACCACTAGCGTAAACTCTAACGAGGTTAACATCGGTGATAGCATCATCAAGCTAAACTCTGATGCGACTGGCACTGCAACCCAGAACGCTGGATTCGAGGTCGAGCGTGGTGATGATGCGAACGTATCGTTCATCTGGGATGAGGCCGCTGACCGCTTCTCTACCATTAACCAGAAGTTCCACGTAGGTTCTGTTGATACCATCACCCCGACCAACACCGACTTCTTCTACGTATACGACAATGCTACAGGTGAGACTGGTGAGATTAAGAAGGCTAGCGTAAACAGCGTAGCTGACCTCGTAGGTGCACCTAAGTGGTACACGCTCGCTGACGAACAGGCTGCTGTTGTGAAGAGCGGTAACGTATTCACCATCACGCACCCGTTCGCTACCAGAGCCGTAATCGTTCAAATCCTTGACGCTACGAGCTACGAGACGGTTTACGTTGATGTCGCAAGACCCACCACGTCTACCGTTACTGTTACGTTCGCTAGCACCGTAACCAACGGAGCATACATCGCTATCCTGTCCGCCGCTAAGAGCACTGGAGACGATGTGGTGAACCAAGGACCTACTGGACCCTGATAATCTTGGGTAGTAATATCTTACTAGGGGGAGGCAATAGTCTCCCCTTTCTTTTTTGTACTTTTGCTTATACTATATTAGGCTGGTAAACTATGAAGTTTTTATCTCAGATTAACGTCAACACGGAGTACACCCTGCCGATAGTTGATGGCACTAACGGGCAGGTGTTGGCGACGGACGGCAATGGAACCGCCTATTGGGGCAGTATTAGCGCTGGTTCAACGAATCTTGATGCATTAACTGACGTAATCCTTACGTCCCCATCATCAGGCCAACTGCTTCGTTACGGCATCCCTCCAGGCTCTGGAGAGGCTCAGCCCGTATGGTACAACTTCACGCCAAACTATCTTACTCCATCTTCTTCTATTGATAATCTTGGTGATGTAACAATCACTAGTGCGGCCTCAGGTCAAGTATTGCAGTGGAGTGGTAGCGCCTGGGTTAACGCCACAATTACAACTGCTGGTTATGTATCTAAGGTGCAGCACGAGGTAAAGGCTGGTGTGGCGATTGCTAAGGGACAGGCTGTCTATATTACTGGTGCTGACGGCACAAATATGATTGCAGGCCTGGCGGATAACACATCCGATGGAACGTCGTCTAAGACTATGGGACTTGCCTTGTCTAGCGCATCGGCAAATGGTAAGTTCTTTGTAGTCACAGAGGGCTTAATTGATGGGATGAACACGGCATCGGCTACGGCTGGTGACCCAGTATGGCTAGGTACAAACGGGAACATATTATTTGGTTTAGCTAATAAACCAGTCGCCGCAGCCCACTTAGTTTACCTTGGTGTCGTAACCAGAGCAAATCAGAACAACGGAGAGATTTTTGTTCACGTACAGAATGGCTTCGAACTCAATGAGCTGCACGATGTGCTCATCAACGGAGTATCTACGGGACAGCTTCTGCGTAGAGACTCTGACGGCCTGTGGAAGAACTGGACTCCTAACTACCTAACCTCGCTCCCGACTCACAACCACGACGACAGATACTACACCGAATCAGAGATAGTTGCTTTCTTCGGTGGTGAGACTGAAATCGCTGGATATAATCAAACCAACTGGGATACGGCATATAGCTGGGGAGACCACGCTACGGCAGGATATCTAACGTCATTCACAGAGTCTGATACACTATCTAGCGTTACTGGTCGTGGAAATACCACAACAACTCGCATTGGAGTATTAACCTCAACCGCAATAAATCTAGCCACCGCTGGGAATCTTGGTACGTGGATTGGCGGAATTCAAGACGGAACCACTGGTTGGGCTATATCAAACAACGGAATAGGACTTAAAGCCGACAATACGACATACTCTGGTATCGCTATGGGTACTGGTAATGGCCCAATATATTTCGGAAGAACGCTTGCTGGAGGTACTGGAACTATGGCATCTTGGCTTGAGGTGAATAGCAGCGGTACAGCAAACTTTAAGCTGTCTAGACCGCAGCACAATGGAAGTAATCTCGCCCTTGTAAGTGAAATTCCCACGAACCTAAACCAACTCACGAACGGTCCTGGTTACATCACTGGTTACACCGAGACTGATACTCTAGCTACTGTTACTGGAAGAGGAAATAGTACAACTACTGCATTATACTTTACTGGAGGAAGTGGTGAAATACCAGCCTTGCACATTCGTTCAGGCGGAAGTAGCTGGTCTGAGGGATTGGCAATACATCCATCTACAAATAGTGGGTACGCTTTATCATTCTATAGAACTAGAGCCGCATATACTGACCAAACAAATACTTGGGCAATCGGTAATCTGGGTGATTCAAATGCATTAAATCACTTTGGATTATTAAGAAAGGGTCTTACTGGTGGCATTGCCGACCGCTCTGGAGATGCAATCTTTACCATTAACCCAACTGGAACATTCAAGTTTGGATTTAACCCATACGTTGGCGGTAATGTCATTTGGCACGCTGGCAATGATGGAGATGGTTCTGGCCTTGACGCAGATAGTGTAGATGGAGTACACGCCTCAAACATTGTTTGGGGAAATGCTAGGGGGACTAATGATTCGGTAACTACTGATGCTGACGGCTTAGACAAGACTGGTTTTTATACTTCTAGTGGATTCGTAACCAGACCAGATGGTGTAGCAAACTGGATGTATATCCAGCACATCAAGCTCTATAACGATAATTCTCAATATCAAAAGCAAATTGGCTACGACACGTACGATGACCGTATGTGGGTTAGAACAAAGAATGCAAACACTTGGAGTTCCTGGAAGGCCATTATCACTAGTGATAACATTGGTTCTCAATCAGTAGCTTACGCAGGCGAGGCTGGGTCTGTAGTAAACCAAGTAGGACAGCTTCTCCGTTTTGACAATAGAACAATTTCTCCGTCAGAGACTAGTGCTGGATATCTACAGTTCGGATTCACCTCTTGGACGAATAACAATGCTTCTCCATATGCGGATTATCTTCATATGCGCTCTTACACGGATAGCTCTGGTGGTTCAGACAATCTTGTTATGTTCAAGAAGTCTGGCATTGGAATGCGTATTTGGCAGCAGACTTGGGGCTCTAGCACCGCATACTCATCATACGCTGACGTTTGGACAACCGAGAACTTTAGCCAGACAAACGTAAATAACTGGAACACAGCCTACGGATGGGGTAATCACGCAGATGCTGGATACCTAACTGAATACTCATACACGGAGACCGACACTCTGGCCACCGTAACTAGTAGGGGAGGCTCCACTGGAAGTCTAGTTGTTATGTATGGAAAGGTTACGCTTGGTAACAACACTTCTGGTACATACAATGGAAACACTAACGGACTTACGCTAAACAGCACGGCCGAGATTAGAAGCACTGGTGTTCAGAATCCGCCAGCACTAACCTGGCACTACGAAGGGTTAGCTACCCGCCACCTGTTGATGACCAGCGCTGGAGCTATGAACTTTGTATCTCCGTCCAACGAGGCAAGCGGTGTGGCTGTACTTCAGGTTAACGGTAACACGGTATGGCACGCTGGTAACTTAAACCCATCTGGTTTTGTAGCAACTTCTGGGGCTGAATTCACTGGTCCTGTAATCGTAAACGTAGGCGACGTAGCGGTTGATACTATGGCGTTCAAGGTCGCTGGACCATCTGACTACGACTCTCTAACCATCGGAATGAGAGGAACCCCAGATTATGACTCGTACATCGCATCATTCGGAAATGATATCCACTTCTATTCTGGTAAGGGAGTAACCACGGAGAACCACAGCTTCTTCTGGTACACGAGTAAGTCTGGCTCACAGCAACACGGCGTGGTAGCTATGACGTTAGACCACCTACAAAATCTAACCATCGGTGGGACCTATACGGAAAACTCATCTATCCGATACAAGGATAACATCACACCGCTAGAATCTGTATCGGGTAAGGTTGAAAAGCTAGAGGCTGTCACCTACACCAAGAAGGGAGACGAACTCGTGCAGCTCGGTCTCATCGCAGAATCAGTATCTGAGCTGTTCCCAGAGATAGTCAAGTATGACGAAGAAGGAAGGCCAGACGGCGTAAGCTACACCCGCCTAAGCGTAATTTTGCTGAAGGCAATCCAAGAACAAAACGCAGTAATTGCTGCACTGACGGAACGAGTAAACAAGTTAGAAAACAAGTAATATGGCAAATCTTTTAAGTACCACTGTAAATGGCACATTAAATTCAACAGGAAGAATTTCGGCCTCATATAATGGTGATAGATATCAGATGAACTTTTATAGGGCATCTGCTTCTAACTGGTGGATTACTAATGATTCAGACAGACTTGGCATTCACTTAAATAATGTTGGTGATAAGTTTTATTTTGCTACTGATGGAGATTTTTGGACAGCTCAAAGTGGTTGGTTAAGTACAGCGTTATCTGGGAAAGTATCGACTTCTGGAGGCACACTTTCTGGCAGTCTAAGTTTTGCCGACGTAGCGGATAATATAAGGTTTCAAAAAGGTAGCAATCACTTAAACCTAAAAGACCCCTGGTCAAACTTTCATCTCTACATTCCTAGCGGTGGGATATATTCTGATGCTACGGCATACTACTTTAGGAACACATCATCAACCATTTGGCTATCTATTGAAAGCGGTAATGTTCAGGCATCGTCTTCCTTAAGAGCGCCAATCTTCTACGATTCTAATGACACTGCCTACTATTTAGACCCAAATAATAGCACAACTTCATTAAATGTAGCTGGTCGTATGACTGGAGCAGCTTGGACAACTGGCGCCAGGAACTACTCTAATGAATGGATTGAGTTTCCTAATTATACTGGTCTTTACTCTCCATTAAATGGAGCTCATTTTTATCCAAATAATGGAACTTACGGTTCCTGGAAGATTGGTGGAATGAGAAACGGATGGAGAGGTATTGAGTTTGATTCAAACAACGGCAATGTAACTATGATGATTGCTGGTGGGTCTAATGAGTCTGGATTCCATAATAACTCATATGGATGGCAGATTCTATGGTCCCAAGGTACATTATACATTGGAAAAGGCACATACGGAGGAAGCAACGCAACTGTTTGGGATTCATCTAACGCACCAAGGGCAGCAGCAAGTTACTTAATGTATTACGCAGGGTTTACCCTTAACGCTAATACAATGGATACAAACTCCACTGGATTTACTTACGCTAATAATGCTCCATTCTATGGGCCTATAGCTAGATTTAGTACTGGTGGAGGATATGACTTGTGGTTGGGTGGCTCTTACAATGGAGGCGGCAATGCTTTTTACTTAAGGACTAGGGATGGTGACGCTGGTACATTCAATGCGTGGAGAGAGATTATTACTTCTGGTAACATAGGTTCTCAATCGGTAAACTACGCAACCACCGCTGGAACAGCTACATCAGCAGGAAGCGCAAGTGTTGCCACGTCTGCTGGTTCAGTAGATGGTTTGACTTTAACTTCATCCGCAAACGGGATTAACCCAAACGACGTAACACAGAACCAAATCGGATATAACACTTCGGTTTCTCTGTACGGTCAGTCAGACGGTGGATTATATTCATCGGCATACAGCAGTTCTTGGATTCATCAGATTTACGGAGACTTTAGGACTGGTCAGATTGCAATCAGAGGTAAGAATTCTGGCACTTGGCAGGACTGGAGATACGTTCTTGACGATAGGAACATCGGCTCGTACGCTGTCCCTTACGGCAATATGACTGGTAGCACTGGTCTTAATGATAACAAGTTATACCTAAGAACCAACGGAGACAACAACCACTATCTGTGGAATGCTGCCGACGACTGGGAGGAGCTTGTATACTATAATGGCACTGGTTTTAGAATCAAGGGCTCTACTGGTGTTGTGGCTGGATACTTTACTGATAGCGAGGTAAAACTCAACACTAGACTTACCGTAGGCAATTTCCCTAATAGCACAACAAATACGGGTGAAGCTTGGGTGGGTCGTGCCAACGACAGAAACACTGGAACACTTACGGTGCAACTTGGAGGTAACAGTGCGTCTAGCCGTTCATTCGAGGTAGTAGACTATGCTTGGTCAACAGTATTGTTTTCTGTAAATAGTAATAATACTGTATCAGTAAATAACTATCTAGAGGCTGGAAGTTCACTGCGTGCTCCAATCTTCTACGACTCTAACGATACTGGATATTACTTAGACCCTAACGGAACTTCTAACTTAAATCAGATTTCAGCTTCAACATCTGCTCGATGGGGTAGGTCTGGAAACTACTGGACAGTACGACCTAGTATTCACTCTGGAGTTGGTTATTGGACTGGAACTAATGGATGGGGGACTGGCGAAGGAACTTGGGCAAACGCTTGGAAAGGTGGATTCTCTGGCTGGGACATTTGGGGGACAGGAACAGACCATCCTCAAGGGTCTGGGTATGTTCACGCTCAAGGAATTGTTTCTGGACAACACTACACAACAACCGATGGAGGAGAAGCCTATGGATGGATGATGGTTGGTGCTGCTGATGCTATTACAAATAGATACTGGCTTAGAGGTAAGTGGGGCACTACGACATCTGCGTGGACAGAAATAATGACATCCAACCAAAATACGTATGCTTGGAATATGGACCAGTGGGTTAGAACCACTGATTCAGTATCGTTTGTCGCTACAACATCTTCTACATTCTTAGTAAACAGCCACTCAGACAATACGAAGGGTTACCGTCTCTACAACACTAGTAACTCTTCTGTTAGTGCGATGTTTACCAACTCATCAAACCAGCTCGTTATTGCGGCAGGTGCTTTTGACCAAATCAACCTCAACAAGAAAGTATACGTAAACGGAGTAGCTCTCGGTGTCAATGTATCGCCCTCAGCAACCGCTGGACGTATTGACGCATCTAACGACATCGTAGCCTACTCATCGTCTGACGAGCGTCTTAAATACAACATCACTCCGATTGAGAACGCCATCGACAAGGTGAAGTCTCTCACTGGTGTAGAGTTTGACTGGAAGCCCGAGTACAAGCACGCACACGGATACGAAGGACACGACACTGGTATCATCGCACAGCAAGTACAAGAGGTTATCCCTAGCGCAGTAAGAACCAACGACACTGGATTCTTGGCTGTCCGCTACGAGAAACTGATTGGACTCTTGATTGAGGCTAACAAGGAACTCGCTGCTCGTGTTGAAGAACTTGAAAAGAAACTAGGATAATGGCACTTCAGACTGGAGGTCAGATAAGCATCAACGACATTAGAGTAGAGTTGGGACAGGCGCAGGCGAATAGTTCACTGCGCACCCTATCTTCTCTTGCTGGCAAGTCTACTCCTGATGCTATGAGTGAGTTCTATGGGTTCTCAGCAGCGACAGCTTACACGTTCTTAGCTGGAGACGGACAGCAAGGATACGGAGACTGGTCCGAAGCCTGTTCTATGGCATATGACGCAATCACTCTGTACTCATCGTCCACATCGCTATCAGTAAACGTATCGCTATACATCGACAACACGCTATCTAATACATTCGATGGTGGCGGTGTTTGGTGGAAGTCTGGTTCGCTGGTTTATGAAATAGATACGGCGGGTAAGATAACATCTCAACGTGGATGTTAATGTTTTTGTATATTTGTAACCACTAATTAGTTAGAACAATGGCTGTAATCGCAACTGTAGACAAGTTCGGCATCACCTTCGCCGACGCTTATCACAAGGTAACCCGTCTCACGTACGAGTCTACCGACCAAAAGACTTATGTATACGCCGCTCCCGCTGAGCCTACCGTAGACGCTGATGGCAATCCCGTACCTCCGATGCCTACCCCTCCGACCGAGGCTTGGGTTAAGAAGAACTTCTGCCACTACGAAGTAGCTACCTACGCATCTGAGGAGACTCGTGAGGCGCACGCTGAAACTATCTACCGCACGCACTTTAGCTTTGAGCCCGTGCTCGAGGCTGAAGCCGCTGACATCCTCGTACAAGCCTACGACCACCTTAAGGCTCAGGCTGGCTACGAAGACGCTGTAGACTGCTAAACAATAACCCCCAAATCTTAATTCACTATGGCACAGATTTCTGAAGCCCAATTAAATTCTGCACGTGAGATTCGTGCTAAGCAGCAACAAATCCAGATGGAACTTGGTGCTCTCTACGTAAGCGAGAAAGACCTCGCAGCACGTCAGGAGGCCCTCGTTGTAGAACTTCGCAAGAGCGGTGAGGAGATTCAGTCTCTAATGAACGAACTTGCCGAAGAGCACGGCCACGGAACCCTCAACCTTGAGACTGGTGAGTTCACCGTTCAAGAGCAGGAGACCCCCGAGCTGAAGGTTGTGAAATAACACATCCTCATCCTTAATCAGAAGTTAAGCCCCGTGAGGGGCTTTTCTTTTTGCTTTATTTTTGTGGTATGAAGGAGTGGGTCACTAAGTTATTGGGTGTCGGAGACGAGGTATCATCTAAGCGTGTCATTGGCATACTTGGAGCG